TAATGCCCATACTAATGTAGAAGGTGACTTTTCGATATCGTCTAAGATGAATGGAATTGCTTCTTTGCCCATAGCTAGAATTTTCTGAAAAAATTCATTTTCTATTATCTTTGTTGTCGAAGATAAGAAACGAGTCTGTTCTTTCCATCTTTTGATATATGATGGGCATGTATCAGTTCCTTTGTATGTATGACTAGAAGGTATCAAGTCCCAAGATATGATATCGTGTATGATTGTTTCATGGACATTTGTTATGCCAACTGCTCGTATACCCAATTCACATAGATTACTATTAAACAGTTCATTTGCTAATTTGCCCTTTTCACTGTTCAAAAACTCTATGTGACCGAATATTTTCATGTCTTCTGATGAAATATCAGTTATTGCATGTGTAGCATTACCTAAGTGTATTTCACAAGTGTCTGGATGTCCTAATTCACCAATACATAGACTATTTTCTCTATTTAAGAATTTATCTATTGCAGTATTAACAGATTCTTCATTCACGTTATACCATCGTGTTGAATTAAAATCTGTAAGCAAAACTTTATTTTTGTTCATTTTGCAGTCTATCTATTTCTGCAGCAATAAGTGCTCCAGCAACTGTTAATTGTTCAATTTTAGTTTTATTAACTATCTTTTCTCTGAATTTAGTAGTCCATTGCCATGGCCATTCAAATATTTGTTGATCTATGCAGAACAAAGCGGCTTTAATAAGCTCGCCTTGTTTATAGTCTTCATCATTCTGAAGATTCCAATTGTGTTTTACAATCTGTTCTTCACGTTCTTCTGATATTAATTCGCTTCCCTTTTTCATAAATTTGTACCGTTTACTCTATCTTCTATTTCATTCAATCTTTCATCTTTGACATACTTTATGCCATAGTGTGCACATAAATCTTTCAATGAAAAATAGATAGGGATATTATTTTCTTTTGCTACTTTTTCTTCTTCGTCTGCTCCACGACTTTTACCTGGTAGTCTTAGCATGCAATCTGCTACTTTTAACCATTCAAAATCCCATTGTAACCATTCATCATCTGTTCTTGGATAAAACATGTGATGAAAATGTGCATAAAGTGGGTTAAAAGGCGCAAAACCTAACCTCGATAATTCTTCAAACTTATCTATTTGTCTTCTTACATTTAATGCTGAATCGCCTAATGTATAAGGACTTGCTACGTAAACTCTAATCATATTATTCTACTGCTTCTATTGTAAATGATGAGAAACCTTTACTTTTCTCGATTTCTATTTTATAGTCAAATTCTGTTGAAGTTAAAGGATAGTGAGAAATTACAAAAGTGTTCAATTCTAAATCTCTAACAGTTTCTCTTAGAATCTTCAAAATATGATATATCCCATCTCCGTCGATTGATGAAAATATCTCATCTAAGAAAATTATGTTCATTCCCGGGTATTTCAACTTCATTAATTTCACTATTGAAAGTAAAACTGCAAAGTCAACCTTTTTTGATTCACCGGTACTTAATGTGTCAGGACTAACTTCTATACCAAAATGTGATATATGTGAGTTAAATTCTTCATCAAAAAGTATACGATGTTCAATACCAAGCATATTTATTAAACGTTGAATCTCAGTATTTAGAGAGGGTAAGATAGAACGAATTGCCATCTGTTTTATACCTTTTTCGCCAAGTATTTCATCTACTAATGAAAAGAAATTTACTTTCTTTTCAGACATGAATTTGTTTTTACCAGACTGTTGGATATTCATCTTTGCCTCTTCAGCGATCTTCTTAAGTGATTGAGTCTGTTCAGATACATCACTGCCATTCTCTAAGATTATTCTAAGCTCATTATTTACACCTTTCAACTGTGTTTCAGCAGATGAAAGTTGTTTCATTACTGAATTTTTAGCTTGATCTATCTTCTCGTAAATTCCGTCTATTCTGGTTTGATGTTCTCTTAATGCATCTATTCGTTTTAGACATCCAGTAAGATTCTCTTCTATAACTTTCTGATTATCTTTGTGGAAATCAGTAGTTAAATCTGAAGCACAAACCGGACATTGAGAATTTTCATAGAGTTTAATTTGCTGTGTAAGTTCTTTTTTATACTGCAATTCACCTGATAGACTCTTATCTATAGCTCGTTTCGTTTCTTTAGCTTTCCCTATCTTGGAATTTATTTCACTTTCTTTTGCATGCGATCTATCAATATACTCTTCAAGCTTTATTTTTTGCTCTTTTAATAATTCAACTTTTTCACCTCTTGATTCCAAGATACGTTTAGCAAGATTATTCAATTCATCTTCAGAACTTTTAAGTGTTTTACCAAATGCTGTAGCAGTTGCTCCTAATTGTTCTATCTCATCTTTAAGTCGCTTGGTTTGCTGTTTAAGCAAGTCTCGCATTTTATTTAGAATCTGCAAACCGAATATCTTATCGATAATTGCTCGTTTATCAAAGTTTGACATTTTGACAAATGATTTGAAATCATTGATAGATAATGAAAGAGTATTAGAGAATACGTAAAATGGCATTTCTAATAGTTCTTCTTCTAAAAAGTCTTGAACAGATCGTTTTCCAGCTTTATCGATGTGTTTACCGTCTAAGAATAGTCTGAAATATCCTGGCTCTAGTCCTCTTTCAATAGTAACCAAACCTCTTCGAGTCTGAAGATCAATTTTTATCTCTGTATGCTTATTTAATCGGTTCGGAATATCTTTCATCTTTTTAGTTTCAAGCTTTCCGAATATTCCGAACTTTATAACGTCTGATAATGTAGATTTTCCATGACCGTTCTTACCTACTACTAAAGAAAATCCTGCTTTATCTGGCATTTCTATAACTTGTAGCTTGTTGCCATAACTACCAAAATTTCTAAATTCACAACGTAATATTTTCATAGTCCAAATTTTTTGCCAACAATAAATCCTCTTTTCTTATGTGTAAATTCTTCCCAGTTCATACCAGAGTTTTTCCAACTATCAGCTATTTCTCTATCAGCCAATTTGAACGATAGTATGTTATCGGGTAAGAATTGTGTCGCCATTAAGTCGATTCTCATACCCAGATAACCATTCTCAAGATCGTTTACATCAGATAAAGATATATGATCTTCATTGTCTTTGATAATCATGGTGATTTCTATTGAATCACCAAAATCGAGGAAATACCCATATAGTATGTGATTTCCTTTTCTCTGATAACGATGTTCATCATTTTCATTCATTGAACTTTGTCCTAGAATATTGTAGCCTATGTTATCTTTCGGTAAAAAACTAGCTATTATAGACATTCCATCATCTAAGTTTATTTCACGTTGCACATCTGGGGTAATGGACGTTTTTATGACATCATTTTTTCTATCTACACCTCTTGTTCCAAATTTTTTAATCTGGGCTTCTATGTATAGTAACTGTTCTTGTTTAGTCATCTAATATATTTTCATTTAGTACTGAATAGTGTAGTTTTTTGATTGTAGTTAGTAGTAAGTTCTTTAACTTTTCATCATGTGATGATGCATTAATAGCTTTTTCTGCTAATGTAAGTAAATCAAAATTTTCAACTTCACATTCTTCACTTATGACGTAACCTTGATCGTCAACATCTGAGGTACGCGGAATAAATTCTAATCGTCTATACGTATTCTCTAAATCTTCTGAAAAGGCACTAAAAGGGAAAAGCATAGACCATTTCGGGTGTACTAAAATGTCTACGAAATTGTTCATGAACATCTTGTTTATATCTTCTATTTCCATTTCTAGGACTTTTTCAAATAAGATTCTTACGAACTTAGGTGAATAATCGTTAGATGTAAATTCTTCAACATCAGTTTCGAAATCGAGTTTCCAAATTCCTTTATCGTTTCCTATGTCAGATCTCGTTAACTGATAGGGACATCCTACCATCCTGAAATTTCTGCTTAATTGTGAATAGTGAATATGACCACTATATACACGTTTAAACTTATTCAGTAAATCTAATTGTATACCACCTTCTGATGCAGTATATTTACCCATCTTTAAGCCTTTTACTTCTGTATGACAGAATAGATAATCTGCATTGTTACCTTCAATAGTAGCAATTTCGTCTTCTACAGATTTTCTCCATGGCATTAAAAGTAATCTTTTTCCACCAGCAATTATAACTTCTGGTTCTTCAAAGATAAAGACATTAGGAATCCATTTTAAGCTCTTACTTGAATTGACTTCATTGGAATCTTTTCTGTACAAATCGTGATTTCCCAGTATGATAACAACTGGCATAATCTGTGCTAATTTCTCAAAAATTGAAACAGCTTCATTCAGTACAAGTAAGTTTAAAGAATGTCTTGAATCGAATACATCTCCACAGTGCATAATAAAATCACCAGGTTTGTAGTCTTTAGTGATAAGTGGAATAAAAAAGTTATCGAAATAATTCTTTATTATATCGAGCCATTCAATGGATGAATTTCTAACACCTAGATGTGTATCCGTTACTATGAAAGCTCGTTTTAACTCTGGAAGTCTTTTACGATGTTCATAAATATCAAAATTATGACTCATATTTTCGTATTGTTATTATGTATAGATGTTTCCCAGATTCTTTATCTTTACGATTTTCACTGATATCTATTGGGAAACATAAACTTTTTTTATCTTTACCGACTATTATCGGTCCATGATTTCCTGAGTATTCATTTAGTTGTTCTGCAATCATTACAAATTCTTCAGTAAATTTTACTATCTCTTCTGTAAATGTTTCTTCATCAACGTATTTGAATTTTTTCATTTTTTATTTGTTCATTTTACAATTGCTAAAATGATGTCGTTGCATTGCTCCAGTCCCTCCTATTTTTCCACAATGTGGACATTCTATTTTAGCTTTCGGTTTACGCATATTCTGCTTATGTTCTTCCGTTAACTTTTTGCCAGTCATAGTAGCTATCATTTTTAGCTTTGTTGCCTCGGAAAGTTTTTTTCCTGACATTCTAGCAGATAGATTAGCTCTGAATTTATCACTTTTATTAACCCATGGTTTCTTAGTACCCTTTTGCGCCTCTGAAATATTCTTTCGATGTTCATCAGACTTTTGCACTCCTTTAGCAGCATTACTCATACGTTGTCTTGTTTCTAGAGTTCTTTCCCATTCAGCCATTTTTTTACGTGATTCTAATGTATAACGTTTCCCAGTGGTTCCAGATGAGTAAGATCCTCCTTTTGCTATATTCATGCACAATGAGTCTTCTAAAAGTTCTTCATTTACTATCTCCCTTTCTCTATCAGATAAAGATGATCTATCAGATAAAAATTCTAAGACTTCTTTAACATGATTATCTATTCCATATTTCTTCAGAGATCTGTATATATGCAGTCCAGAACCCATATATCCATCATCAAGATTAGATGTAGAATGCATGCCTATATAATATTTACCCGTGATATTGCAAGTTATTTTATAGATATAGTGATAACTATGTGGTTTTCTTGGCATTTTTTATTCTATATATAAGCTTAAAGAACAAAATAAGCTCTAGAATAATTTTCGTTGTCCTCTCTTTTTTAGAATGCCGAATTTATTATCTAATTCTCTAACGAGGACTTCTCTGTATACCGCTGGGATATTTTCATAAAAAACTTCATAAGACATACTGAAATATTCTGCTATAATAGTAAAAAATTCAGTTTCTGTAAGTTCATCTTTTTTGAAACAATCCCTCATTGAAATATACAATCGTGGTATCATTTGTTTAGGAACTTTCTTTTTTGCTCCTAGAATAGTGCCGATTTCTGAAGTTTTGAAAAATGCATCAACTTTTTCCATATTTTGCATTTTCTCAAAATAGTTATTAGAATCATAATAACTTTCCATGTTGTTATCGATATACTCTTGATCTACTTTAGGAGGACCGTATTCTTCAAATTCTAAATTTCCTGTATTATAGTCATTTTGAAATATCTTATCGGTTTTTAGTGGATTTACTCGTATATCTTCTGCGGGTTCTTCATCCACAAAATCTTCTTCGAAAAGGGCCTTGCTCATTTATTGTAATTTTTTTATTGCATCTTCTAATGTATCTTCTAACGTATTACTGATTTCAAGTTTTTTGGCACGCATTCTAATGTAGCGTTCACCTGAAAATTCCGGTTCTATACCGACAGTTAAAGTTTCATTATTCCCTTTTGATAGCCATTCTGCTAACTCAAATCTTGTAGTCTGTGCATATGCTCTAGTTGGGTTAAAATTTTCTTGCTTAGCTAACCAAAAAAGTATTACACCTTTTTTATTTGCCATGTTTAGATGTTTTGTTTCCCAATTAACTTGTACATCATATTTGAATTCTCCAGCTTCATAATTTCGTCTAGGTGATGCAATTTGAAAAGTTTTGTCTCCTCTATTTGCATTCAACCAATCAATCGCTTTGGATTGCCAATCTGGAGCATCTTGGATTGGTCCTGCTAAGAATATCGTATATAAATTAGGATCGCCAGCAGTACCAGGAATAATAACGTTAGGTTTAGTATTAATATCTGTTTTTTCTAGTTTTAATGATGGTTTATATGTCATATTACATTCTAGTTCTCCTGCAAATACGTTTTGATCATAAAACTTTTTAATACCGTTTATAGAAAATGCTATCTGGTCTTCTGATACTGGAGTAAAATGATTAGCATCGGTTCCAACATTTATCATGTTACGTTGTACTTTCCATAGGCCGTGTATATGACCGACAATATTGAAAAAGTCTGGTCTACCATTTACTGGATAGTGGTTCATGTAACACGATTCTCCTTTTACACCTATGAATCCGTCTGATGCTACATATTCAAAATACTGTTCTAACAGAGCATCTGATACATCAAATTTTGCTGTTGCTGCTTCATCGTAATTACCCTTTATGAGTATTTTACGACCATTGCAGAGCTTCATTTTGTCAAGTCCTGCTTTAGATAATGCTACATCACCTATTACGATTACATAGTCATCTTTTGTTACTAATTTGTTCCAATTTTCTATGATGTGGTTATCCACTTCTTCTTTTGTCTTGAAAAGAATATCTCTTCCGAATAGATTTAATCTATCGTCATCAAAATGTAAGTCACTTGTAAAATATCTCATTTTATTTTTCCTTTTTCAAATTTATCACTCTCTAAGTATACCAGAGATGTATAGAAATCATCCATTACATTCCCCATTAATGAATTAAAGTAATTATGGTTTATACTTCCGGTTTCATTCTGAATATTGGCTTTAACTCCATCATCGTCAATTTCAAAAATTCTATACTTATTTGGATCAAGCTTTGGAATAATATGATATTCCTCATCATCGGCATCTATTTTTGGATTGCTTTGTACTGCATGTGCCAAGATGCCGTTATTTAATGCATATAGAAGAAACATATCTACTGAATCAATTATGCAATTGTCATTTTCTAAAAGAAAATTGTACATTCTATTCTTTTCGTCTTCTATTTTATCTGCAAAAGTCAAAGAATTATTGAACCATTTTACTGTCTTGCCAGATGAAACATCTCCTATCTCAAATCGTATTTTCATGTTCTTCTATTTTAATCTTACCGTTAATCATTTTAATATCGTGTATTGTCTTTGAGTAGCAATCTACAATTGCAAATTGTCCGTTACTCTGTATTTCTCTGGTTCCTATACCAGCAAAGTTTTTAGTTAGTGAAGGGGTGTCACATTCTATGAAATGCTTGCTTGCAGAAGAAAAAAAGTACCATTTAGAATCTGACTGATTAAATACGTAAGTTGGATGTTCAACTATTATTGACATTGCAACTGCCCAACCAGTACCACCTCCTACAATATTTGTATTCAAATCTAAGCTATTTGCTATAGCAAATGTAGCTTCAGAATACTTTATTTGACACCAATTTCTTGCTAACAAATTCATATAGTTGTCTGGCCTACGATGAAGAATACTATTAGCTTTCTTTACCATTGCTTTACCTTCAATGAAATCTGCAGTGTTTATCTCAAAGTTACCAAATGGAGTTTTTGTATTGAGATAATAGTGATTGATATTATCGGGTAAAAGACCAGCTTTTTGGCCTATTTGATCCCATGCTCTATCAGAACCGATTGCTCCTCCTGAATGTAAAACAAAATTATTCATAGAGAATAGTTCGAATTTTAGTTGCTAAAAAAGATTGTCTGTCAAATGCATCTATTTCCCATGGTCTATTTTCATAAGCTATAATATGCCCGTCATAAATTGAATCATTCCATAATACTAGCATATCATTTTTTATGATCAGATTTTTATTTCTGTATTGTGAGACGTGTATAAGTTCATGGGATAGTACATCTATAGATTTTTGTCTGCTATAATCACGAATATAGATATAGTATGAGCCGCTGAATTCTACTACGTATGCATCAAATTCTATGCCCGCTTCTGTATTATTAGTAGACATTGGCAAAATTACAACATTCAAGTTTTTTAGATTCAGTGACTTGAGGCCTGCATAGACGATAGTATCTAAATACTTTTCTTTAGTACCATTTACTATCGTATTTTCTGTATCTATTGTTACTTTATTGAAGTATTTTTCTTTGGCTGTTATAGCCAAATATAGCAGGTAAATTGAAAGTATCGATAATAGAACTATCGATATGATTATTAAAGTCTTTTTCATTATAGCCCTCCTTCGATAATTTGTGAGTTCAAATCTTCCAATATTCGCATATAATCGTAGTTGATAGTAAATCGTTTCTTAGAACCTTTATATCCTTCATCTCTATTTACAAGATTTTTGAAATAATATTCATTATTCATTAACATCATACTATCTTGAATAATACCGAACATTGAGTCGACCGTGTGTATAAGACCAGCAGATTCAGAAATTTGTTCAATTGTAACATCTGATGCATCGTATGCACCTCTATTAAACTGAGTAGCTGTCAAAATAGTCCAGTTATTTCTCATTGCCATGGCACGTAAATCTTCAGCAATCTGTTTAATCTTCATATAAGTATTTTCCGTATTTGGATTTCTCCAGTTACGCATAATATTTATATAGTCGAGAACTATCAGCTTAAACTTTATGCCTTTTAGTTCTTCCATTCTTTTTAGCCAATTTTCAACGTCTATAACGGAAGCAGTTGATGTAGGAAACTCTTTTACTTTCAAAGCTCCAGGTGTACCAAACATACTATTTGATGACACATTGGCAAGTCTTTTCTTTATTTCTGCACCGTCTTCAGCTATAGTTGCATATTCTTGCATTTTAATTCCTAATAGATTAGCACCCAATCTCTTGATTACTTTTCTATCTGCCATCTCAAATGAAATATATGCTGTGTTATATCCATTTCGTACACCTTGTGAAGCTAAATTGGCTAACCAAATTGACTTACCAATCTTAGGCTGTCCAGCTAATACGATTAAAGTTTTTGGAGTATAACCACCACCTAGAACTGTATCGATATACTCGTATCCAGATGAGAACGTTTCATTCTTAAATTGTCTGTGTGATTCAGGATTTGAAAAATCCAAACCTTCATCAAATTTAAAGTCTACATTATTTCTATCTGATATGATAGATTTTGCAGTCTGTACTACATCTTTTACGTTTTCAGTATCTACTTTTGCAGTCTTAAGATATTGTACCAAATCTATAACAGATGCATCTAGATTTTTATATTCTATCCATGCTTCTGCTGATTCTGCAAGCCAAGTCTCTTCATATTGAGACATGTTAATCTCATATATAGCATCAATACGTTCATTTGGCAATCTTTCATCTAATCCCTTTAGTTTTGCAAGTTCTTTTATCTGAGATGCCGTTGGAGCTTTATGATACCGTTCTCTAAATTCTTTTCGAATATCGAAAACCTCTTTTAATGCTGGTATAGAAAAGAAGCGTGAAGATACAATTCCTTCTAATTCAGGACGTTGATCTATATAGTGATAAAAAATTTTTTCTAAATGTTGTGATTGCATATCTTATTGTTTATAAACCTTTTAGTGATGGGTTGAAAGAGTTCAAAATATATCGTTAAATGTATGTGAAATTAACGTATAGTATTTTCTTTTTCCGGCTCCAATTCGTTGTTTCAAAAAACCTTGAACTACAAGTGAGGTTAATAATTTGTCGATTTCATCTTCTTCTAGTTTCTTCTTAAATGCAGGTTTCATTCCTAGATCGGACCATTCTTCTGTCATTCTGCCTCTTTCATGTAGAAATGAGCATATATCGAAAAGTGCATCTTCTTCAGTAGGATAATACTCTGTAAGATGATGCACATTATATTTGTATTTTATTTTCATTGTTAAAATGGTAAATTATTGTCGTCAGGTTGTTCTTTTTCCCATTTCCATTCTATCTTAGTAACTGGGAATGGCATAACTTCTCTCCAAATTGGTTCATAAAAATAGATTCCTTCTGCGAAACCCCATTCAAACATGAAATATTTTCTATCGGATTCACGTTGTACTATGACTGTTTGCCATTTACTATCAGGATCAAGTTTGCATGTTTCAATGTATTCATATACATCGCCATCTACTATCCAATGTCCATATGACTTTGCATAATCATCAATGTTATGCTTATCTACATGAAATATTTCTCGTTTCATGGTTACAAGTTATTTACTAGGTCTTCTAGTTGTTGTGGTAATGGTTCTCTACTATTCAATAACTCAAAACAAATTTCAGGTGATTGAGAAGCTACAATGAATGTGTAATAGTCATTGCTAAAATTGGGTTTTTCAGCAATTGCTCGTAGCAATTCTTCTTTTATCTCTACAGCTTTAGATGGAGAGACATTAGGTAATCTAATAATCAGTATAGGTTTCATATTTGATCATATATTTTTGGGTTTACAATTATCCGGGATTGCCCAGATTCATGATAGATGTGAGCAAGTTGATTAAGAACTATGATGTCTGAGTCGTAACCTTCATCATGAATCTTTTCAAAAGCTTCTATTAACTCTTCTTTATCTTGTGCATTAGGAACGATTATTTTAAATTGCGTCCACTGTACATTCTGATATTCTTCTTTAGTTAATGGTTTATTGTCTTTTTTTAATTTGTAATCACTATATTTTCTCATAATGTAAAAGTGGTGCTAACCGTTTTGATTAGCACCATTATTTTTATTCTGCTGATTCTTCTTCGTTTTCTGAATCATCTCCTAATCCAAGTTCTTCAGCTAAGTCATCCTCATCTGATACATATTTAGGCAATTCAAACATTGGTTTAATGATCTCGTCATCTAACTTATGTAGAATCTCATCAGGCCATACCTCTGCTCTAAAGATACCTGAACCTTTAATCGTTTTACCCAAATGCTTTACTGCAAAAGTATTAGCTTTTGGATCAGCTTCGTAAATGTAGTTTCCGGTCTTTGTACGTTCGATTTTAGGTTTTCCTCTGTACATTTTAGGAGTTACACCGTCTTCTTCAAAAATAGGAGTTTCGATAATTTCTTCGATAAGTTTACCTCTTCCTATTCCGCAACATTCCCATGTAGCATAGTTCTCAAGACCTACGTAAGGATTCATACCTTTGTAGAATGAAATATGGAACTTAACTGCAATAGGTTTTGCAAATCTGTTCTTGAAAGGTTTCGATGTAACAATGATACCAGTTTTTGAAGCAACTTCTGCTCCGGCATCTGCTCCTGAATCATCCTTCAATTGTGCTTTTCCTAGTTGCAAAATGATAGAAGCATTATAGATTGCTCCACCACCACCAGAAATGATCTGAGATGGGAAATAAGAACCTACTGCATCATAAGTGTGATTTGTCATGATAAGTGGAATCTTAAATTCAGCTAGATCTGTGGTTATAACGCGGAACATTGAACGTAGATTTTGTTGTTTAGTCATATCTCGTTTGTCTGAACCTGAAAGCGCATCATTAGATTCTTTTTCTGTTGCAAGGTTACCTAATGAATCGATAACGAACATGATCTTTGGTAGTTCTAAACCTTTTTTCTTTTGTTCTCTTAAAGTTGCACATAGATTCATAACGATATGTCTTGTATGCAAAACAGTTTTTAGAGGTTGGTAACGAACTTTAGATGGATCGATACCGAAGTTTTCCATTGTACCCATATCGATAGCGGTTTCAGAGTCACCGTATATGACATAATACCCCATTTTAATAGCTTCTCGTACTACATTTAGTGCCAAGAATGTTTTACCAGTTCCAGAAGGGCCGGTAAACATTATACCTCTATTTCCTGGAGCTCCTTTGAATAATGATCCACCGATTTGCGCATTTAATACATAATTGCCTGTTGGAATCCACTCACTAATTTTAGAAAATTCATTCTCGGTCATTACTGATCCGAGGCCATCGACTTTAGACATTGCCTTGTCTAAATCGTCAAATGAAAAAGTTCCTTTTGCCATTTAATCTTTATTATTTTAGTATTACTTTTAGAGTAGATAATCAATAAGTTCTTTATAACCGAAAAAGTTGCCACCATTGAATATATAAGAAAAGATGTTTTAAAACATATGCATCAAAACTTTTTATGATGCAGGCTAATAATTATGATTAAACATCAAAAAATAAAACGAAAATGAAAAAATTAACTATTTATGCAATGTCTTTGATTATCTTATCTGGATGTGCATTTAATCAAAAGAATTCTCCTAAAGAAGTCACTTTAACTAGCAAAAATTACGCTATTAATGACAAAGACAAAATCATGCTAATAGATTCTACTTGCTATTCATATGAAAATATGTCAGCAGTTATTTTTCCTGGGAAAAAACGTGGAATTGCAATTGAAACACATGATAGTGTAGGAAATGCAATGGTTGTTACAGTAATAACAACTGAATCAGAAAAATTACTTGTTATGCGATGAAATCAGTAGAAATACACACTATAAAGGGAGAGTCAATTATAAAAATTTGACTCTCCCTTTTTTTAGACTTCAACTATATTCGATTGGAAGTTATTTATGACTTTTTGCCTCCATTTTTGTAAGTTATCGATTTGTTCATCGAATTCTGCAAAAAACTCGGTAGATTCTGAAATTTTTAAGGTCATATCGTTTTGTACAATACAATTAAAACATGACATTTTACTCATTATCGATTTATATTCGTTAAATAAGTCTTCTGTATCGTGTACGTCTATTACTTTCATGTTGCTATTTCTTTCTAAATATCAGTTCACTTTCTTCATTATTTACAAAATCTGCAATATCTTTGAATTTTGTGAAATATTGACCACCATTTGTTTGTACCATTTTTCCTACCTTTGTCAAGCTCTTATGTTGATCTGAATCAAATTCTAACTCACCATAGTCACCAAAGCAAAAAATTGTCTTTTCTGGGCGCTTATTTGAGTCATCAATAACTTCTGCTATTGAGTACACTCCTTTCATTTCTGGTGTTATAACATATAAACAAAAATCGCAAGATTCACGTTCTCTTAATTCTTCTTCATAAGCTTCTTCTGTCCATTCTTCTACTACTGGATTAAAGTAGTCTATTTTTAGCATGGGAATTAACTCGTCACGCCATGTACTGTCATTGCAGGTACCTCCTAAAAATACTCTCATATTTCTCTATTTATCATTTTTTCAAAATTTTCTTTATACTGTTCTCTATCTGCTTCTGATTCGAATGTCATAGGAATCAGATCGGGTTCTCGTCCTTCACGTAAACTATCTATCATTTCTTCATTAATAGTCTTTCTTATTTCTCTAGCTAATACAGTAGATAGTACGTCACCTACATCCATGCCGTAATGTGTAAATTGTTCTTCCATGTCATATCGTATCACCATTTACGTGGTGACAAGGTTTTTTCCATTGTAGCTGTCTAAAATTTCAAGTTTTAGTTTTTTCGCTTCTAATACTTTTCCCTTTGTCTTTAGACGATCATATTCTTTCCAACGTTCATCGTCGGATATTTTAAGCTTCTTCGTTTTCATTAGAATAGCCGTAAAGGGTCTTTAAAATCTTTAAACTGGTCTGGAGCTACATAGTACATGCCTATTTTATAGTCAGCATAAGAAACTGTCTTTAGTTGATAATAGACTTTTATCGTATCGTCATCTGGTATCATCCAGAAATAAAAATAAGGGACGTTTGTGTCCTCTATTTTATTTCCAAATTTACTGTGAAGGTTTGGAATTATCTGTGATTCAGAAAACTCTACATAAGCTCCTCTACCGCCATGTACTACTCTGGTAAATTCATGAGCAAATAAATTGCCATTTATTGTGATTAATTCTTGTTTAGTGCTCATTGTAAGTTAAATAAGTTACGACCAAACTTTTTATTGAATTTTCTTGCCATTTCAGTGGTTAGATACTGTTTTCGAGATTCATCTTCTGTATCTAATGTCTGACTACCAAGATGGGTTACAGATGATGTCGATATCAAATAGTGTTTTATACCGGAATTCAATAACTGTTCTCTATAGCTATCGTCAGCACACCAAAATTCAAAATCTTCATCGAAACCACTTATTTTATCCCAAACTTTTCGTTTTAGACAGATACACCATCCACTGATATGTTTTCCAGTTTCATATCCCATGATTGCTCCATACATATCTCTTTGTAGAAGATTTTTTGGACATTTAGGTGACATACTATCATATCCATATTTGAGCAATTGAGTAGCCCATGAATCGTTAAATATCAAGTCATTATTACATACACAAACGTATTCACTTTTGCCTTCTGCAATTCCTATATTAGCAAACTTGTTATAGTTAAACTTGCCTTCTGGGTGAATAGTTTTTACTTTATCGTAAGTAACACCCTTTATAGATTCTACAACTATTACATTGAATAATCCTGCTCTATCTGAAGCATATAGACTTTTAATGCAGTCTTCAGTTAATTTCTTAAATGCATCAGTTTTTGCATAAGACAGTATGACAATGTCTATAGTACTATTATCATATTCGACTATCTTATTTTGTATGATGTTATCTGTATCAATAGGCTCCATTGTCAATTCTAACTCATCATACGAAAATTTGAAAAAATAGAGAGCTTCATAGATATTAAACTCTGTACGAATTTTACTTTTTACGTATGTAATATAGTCGGGGCGATTTACAGCATTCTTTACTATGTCACGTTTTATGCACATTAAATGATTAGGTGATCCGTATAATGATACTACCTTATCGTTCACTATTTCTTCTTTGAGCTCTTCATTATCATAGTTCATCGATAAGAAACATGGTACTATTTCATCTTCATTTATATGCTGATCTATGACAAAGTTTATAACGTCAACATCTTTAGAAGTGGCATCGTACAAAGAAGCAATATAGTTATCTGATACATCATCATTATCGTCAATAAATGCTACATATTTCCCAGTAGACATTTCTACTAATTGTCTACGCTTCTTACTTATTTCAACACGCTGATTGTCTAAGAGACAGATTATTTCAACGTCTTTATATTGTTCAGCCTGATCAGAGATTTTCTGTATAAGAGTAAGTGTATTTGCTTTTGACGTTATACTACATACTAATATTGATAGTTTCATTTCTTCTTTTTCAATTTCTCTTTTAAAATATCGCTTAAATATACTAAAAGATTGTATTTTCTTTCGTCCCATTTTATCATTCTGTATATAAGAGGTTGTTCTTCAAATGAAGAAACTGCAATATTTTTATTGAGTACATAACGTCTTCTCATATGAACATCAACCACAGTCTCTATATCTTCAGCTTTATCTTTATCTTCTATTACTGCTATTACGCCATTGTACACAGAATTCTCAGAATATTTTACACCCATGATTATTGGTGCGTCCATCTTTGCATATAAATCTACAATAACGGATATACCATGTATATTTCCTATTACTTCAGTTCCACTGAACTCGGTAGAATGTGTTGTGTTATAGTTAAAATTAGTATGACCTTCTATTATACATGCAGATTTTTTTGATACGATAACGAAATCGGCCAATTGTTGAGTATCTCTTAGTATTTTTTGTCTACACTTATGTATCTCTTTTACTATATCGTAAGACGTTACTATCTGAGTACGTGGTTCATACTTAAACCACTTGAATAATTTAGCTTGTGTCGGTGTAAAATTTCTTCTATATGAATCTTCTGATAATCTATACAATTCTTGACCAATACGTTTTTCAAAATATGAATCCATTTCGGTTAGAATTACATGACTCACTTTTTGCTCCGGTATGATACCCATTCTAGTAAGATTGTTATAGTCAGTTTCGTGTATGACAGTATCAACTTTATATGGCTGCAGTTTAATGAGCTTAGATTTAATTTCTAACATTAACTGTGCATATTTGTAATTATACGCCCTATATATTGCTTCGTATCTGTTTAGATTACGAGGGTTTTTTTTTACACAAACAAAATCTGATAGTTTTTTCATTAGTTCATTCTTATTTTTTTCTTATTAACTAACGTATCTCTGAATAATACAGCAGAACTTATAACGTCTTCAAATTCCATAGTTTGCCACACTACTAATGATTGCATAAATTCTACATCATTTGCCTCATCTCTGAGTACTGGATCGCCATCTTCTGCATCTATCAAAGATATTCCGTGTTTGTGTAATTCTAAAACTATTCTTGCATACTTATCGAATGCATCCTCAAATCTTATTTTTTCACTCATCCTTTAATTGTAATTTAGTATTCGCAATAGATTCTTCATTTATTACGATTTCATCTTCATACATGAAACCTTCACAGTCATGCTTATATGCATGCATAACTTCTGCATTTTTCTTGCACTGATCTATTGCTAGTTCACATGCTTCACGCATTGCAGCAATAGCATCTTCGACTTCAATATTATTGTTCCAAATCGATCCATTAGCTTTTAAGATTTCTCTTAAGTTTATTTCAATCTTTGTATTCATTTTCTGTAAAATTCTTTAATGATTCATCATTCATTGTCTCAATAGGATATTTCATAATATATGCATCCATTATGATCTGTCTTCTGCTTGCTGCCGCCATAGATTCATAATTGTCTACACGATAAGATTGTAACCAAGCATCTTGGGTTTCTCTAACTTCTCTTACTATGTCGTAAAATTTTTCAAGTTCTTCATCATTATCGAATTCTAATGTAAATGAACCATCATCGATTATATTAATCTTCTTTACGATGCCATCCTTTGAATGTTCTTTTATAAACTTTTCATACTCTAAACGAGTAGTTTTTGCTATTTCGTTTAGAGCTGCAGTCTTTTCAGATATATACGCTTTCATTAGAATAATTGTGTTGATGTTACAAGTTTTGCACTAATAGCTGAGAAGCCCATAGCTTCGACGAATCTATTTAATGGAGATATGATAGACTTGTTAAATTGAATATCGTGGTCGATAGGAGGTGCAATTTCTATTGGGAACTGCCCAGGTTGAAAAGCAAATACATTTTCTTCGTCACGTTTACCTTTTGCCACATAGTACTTAACTTTATCACCAGTTCTAATCAAAGGATATTTCCTTTTATACTTCGAGTTTGATACTGTAAAGTTATAGATAGCTGCAGCTCTAACGTGAATTGGACATCCTTTTTCTAGTACAAGTTTTTCTTTGTCTTGTAGTACAAACTTTTCATAATCTCCAATTGAAGATGCCATAGAAATCTCTTCGATATCTTTAAGCTTATATTCTTCTTTATGTTTACGCAGAATACTTGTAAATTCACTGATAGAAAAATCACGTTTCTTGTCTAAGATATATCTTAACATAGACATTAATGTAGTTCTAACGTAAATAGATGAAGAAGATTGAACAATTTCTACACCTTTTGCTGTTATATGACTTAAACTGTCAATATCGATACCTGGGTCTTTCCATATTGGATCATATACATACTTCTTTTTTCCTAACCAAATACCTGATGCTGATATTGCTTCAAGTTCAAAGTTTTGAATATTTGTAGTTCCTGATTTCTTGGCATATAGTTCAAAACACATGTTTAGATATTCCTTTAAGAATATGTCATATATTCTTTTTATGAAATCGGTTGGAGAACCTGGCCAGTTGCATTTTGATATGATCTCTTCGAATACAACATAATTTGAATCCGTATCGATATAGAGAACTGGAGCTAAATCTATTTTTTGTACTTCAGTTATGCCGAGTTTTTCATGCAATTTAGTATCAAGATGCCAAAACTCCATAAAGTATCTGTTGATTACCTTTTCGGAATATTTGATTAAATCTTGGCCTTGTAAAGTAACAGCTTCTGCTACTGCAGTATTATAGAAGATAAACCATGGTGAACCAGTGGCTCCATAAACTGAATTAATGAAAATCTTTAAAGCCTGTTCACGGTTCATGTAGAAATTGGCTAAATCTTCCATTCTCTCTATTTCCGCTTCGAGTTCTTGTTTTGTTACGTTATTTGGGTCTATCTGACACCATTTTAAGTTTTCTATCATTGTAAATTATTTTTCTCTATAGTTTTAGAGGGTAATTCATAAGGTTCATTATCGGTGCTATAACTAGACTCGAACTAGTAGTTTTGGAGTTTCCAAATTGGTATATTCCTAGAAATTATATGTTGACTATAAATCCCGTTATTCAACTTTCACCACATATAGCACTGTTACTTATTTCGTTTTCCAAAATATGCATTTAAACTTTCGCCCTTCATACTTCTGCCGCCTTTCAGACTTTGAATATCTTCATTTTCAAATGGATCGATTAGATAATCTAAGTTCAGACCAGCTTTTTCGTAGAAAAAGTCATCGTATCTATCTCCCCAAATATTGAAGAATACATTTATGATACCGCCCATGTAAATAGATTTTTTACCCATTGCTTTTATATGAGTGCCTAAGAACATTGAATATGAAGCGCATGATAAGAATGCGATGTCAAAATCGATCTCTTTAATATCGTTCAGTATACGTTGACACTCTTCGTGCCAATTATTTGTTGAAATATTGAGACTTTCTTTTGTATCAGATGGTGTGCTGTAAGTTATAGGTGTGTTATAAGTCAACAATTCAATATTAGGGAATTGATAGTTTAAATAAAGTTTGTCAATTCTCTCGAATTGATACTGTATACTTTTAGAAAAAGGACTTATTATGAGAATTTTCTTGTCTTTGCCCCAAATGGAGAATGACTGTAGAAATGGCTTAATCTGTTCGATGAATGCGTATTGATACTTATCTTTTCCTATAGACATGTACTGTAAGAAGTTTTTATCTTCATGATTAAAGTTTCTTGTTTCAAACTGATATATGAGATGACTTCCTGCATATGACATATCGTCTCCATCTTTGTAGAATGATATCATATCTTCGAGATATTTTCGGAAATTCTCTTTCCGCTCATCATGTGAACCAAAATCGAAATACCCATTATAATGTCTTACAACGTCTAGTTTATGTTCTAACCATACTGGATTATCTATCAGATTTTTATTACTGAAATATTCTACTATAGCCATATAGTCCGAGCCTCCTATTCTACTGAAAAAATAGGGTCTATCTTTTGACATCAATGTCGTAAAATTTTCTATAGCTCTATCTGTATTGTAATCATTATAAATGTTATCCATGTTTTTTCTTTTATAGAAACTTTACCACTATAATTCTGTGAACACACAAATGGCCACTAGAACTTAGTGGCCATTTATTTTGCTATCCTACGATTACGCTTAAATTATAAGATGTTTCAGACAATGAAGTATTAACGTTCTCTATTCTATATGCTAAAGAATGTAATGCCTCCATAAAATTATTCGAATTAACGGTCTCAATAGGAGCCATTGCTCCTCGTAAATCTTTCAACATAGCAACTTTATCGCTGATATTAATAGCTAATTTTTCATTTGTTTCAATAGCATAAACTAAACGATTTACCAATTTAACAAATTCTGGTAATTCTATTTCGGCATTTTCTTTCAATTGTTTAGTATTCTGTGTTCCAGTTTGATTATTCATAGTAAGTAAAGTTTTTTTATTCTACTTTTCCGATAGCGATAGTACTATCTGATTCTAATGATTTGAAAATAACTTTGTTTTCAAGAATGAAAACTTCACTATCTTCTTTATCTACGAATCCAAAGTGTGTCTTATAAAAGGTGATAGTTGTATCTTCTTTTACAGTTACACCTGGCAAATTCAAATCAAAAGCTTTACCTGCGAAAAAGATTTCTCCTCCTGTTGAGTAAATTTTAAGACTGTCATTATCAGAGTCAATAGAACATAATGAAGAGATTTTAGTAAGTGTATCTTTATCGATACGGAAACTGAAAATAGCTGATGAAGTATCAGTAATTTTAGCTGCCAAGTCTTTATCGATATACTTGAATAGAGAAGGACTGGCACTTGGAAAGTTGAATTTCAAACTCTTATTGTAAATCTTAAGCTGTGTAGCAGTTTCTTCACCACCGACTTTTTCAGATGTTACCTCGAATTTTACATCATTTTCACCAAGATGCTTGAATGTCTGAATAAAATTATCTACCGCAAACATACCGATTTTTACATCAGTAGCTTTTATAGGATTGAAAATTTCGGTCAAATCAGTTGATGAAATTTTTACAACAGCTTTATCTGGTGTATGAGTTTTTGCAATAAACTTGTTATTGCTGATTTCTAAGAGAAGAGTTTTCTCTATCGATGAGAACCTCTTCAAATATGCGGAGAAGTTCGCAGTAGAATGTAAATCTAAGATTTGTTTTGACATGTGTTATACGTTTTGCTTTCTAAATTTCTTTTAATCTTTAGATTGTAGTAGTGGTTTCTAAAGGTTCGGTCGGAATTGGATCGATTACTAATGATTCAATAACTGTATCGAATGCCACATACGGATCAGCACAATTATTATTCTTATAAAGACTTTTTTCAGAAGTTTTCACTCCTCGTCTTGTCGATGGAAACACTTCTAATGTATTTCCATATAATGGCATAAAATAGGACACGATTACATAGTAACTTTTTTCTACTTGAAATACCCATGCTTTTACACGTGTACTGGTATCTACTGTATGTAAGTTTTCTCTTATCGATAGTATTTTTTCATCTCTCGTTGGTAATGCTTTGACTTTTTTCGCCATTTTCTATTGGGTTTTTAATTTTTTGTATTTCATCTCTTATATTTACACACTTTTCATACTCTTCTTTTTCAAGATAATATTTGAGCATATCTTCAAGTGTTCGTAATTTTGCTTCATCTGTTACTGGAGTTATAGATAGATTTGTATCGTCATAAAATGCTGGGTTATTATCTATAAAGTAAGTATCATATGCAATGTCCATTAAATAACTATCCAGCTCTTTTCGCACTTTCGCTGAAAGAAACTCGATAGGCATGTATAGAAAAATCGATATATCTTTTCCGCTATTCTTTGCATCAAAAAAGGCGTTTTCAACTTGTTCCTGATGCATTTTCATTATATCATCCTTTCCCATACCTTTGTCATCATCTTCTGAGTAATCGTCGTTAAACATAATAGTCGTTTAAATAATACCTTAATCTTCAGATTCTGGTTCCTCAACATCTTCTGGTTGAATACCGAATACTTCTATGCCATCAATTTCATCTTCTTCTCCCATAAATAAATCCACTGATCTATTTTTTACTGATTTACTCTTTTGTGGCATAACAGATTTCATCTGTTCATATAAAGCACTTATCTTTATTTTATTTGCTTTCTCGTCAGAAATTTCTTTCAGAGTTTCTTTAATTCTAGTCTGAGTACGTTTCAAACTTTCTTGTGAAAGATCACGTAAAACAATTCGTTCTAGTCTTGACTTTATCTTTGAAACGTATTGTTCTAAAAAGACATCTATTTCGGGTTCTGGACGTTTTTTAGCTAACATGAACTTTAAATAATCTTCTTTGGCACTAAGGAATGCCAATTCATCAGTATACAATGAAAGATCGTAATCAGAACGTAATAGTCTTACATATTCTCTATGAACTTTGTATTCATTCAGATAATCAGTTATGTCAGAGTATTCTACTACAGTACCGTCTTTAACAAAGACTAATGTTTCTGTAACGATTAGTTTTGTCATCTTGACTGTACGTGTCTTAAATTCTTCCCAATCTACACCACCTTTGTGTTTGAGTGTAATGTCTATGATATCAGAACTATCGTTCTGTATAGAAAATTCTGCTTTACTGTTATTTGTATAATTTGAAAGCTTCTTGATGAAAGATTCATATTTCATCATAGGTGGAATTTCAGTTATACGTACAGTCTTCAGTTTTTCATCGATTTCTGAATTACCTTCTAACAGCCAAGATTTGTTTCCATCTCCGAATTTTGAAACTTTTCCAGTAAATCCTTTGAAAAAAGGTGTAAGATCAGCTTTCTTATTGTTATCTAAGAATTTTTTAAGTTCTTCAAGGTTTCTCGATAATACAGTAGTTTTGTAACCTACTGCAATACCCATAATATTCGTGAGAAGTCCAATAGGAATTTCAACTTTTAGCCATTCCCATTGATCGTTATCGTTCTTAGAGTTTAAGACCGTATTCTTACTTATTATTTCACTAATGAGTGAGTTCATCTTTACTGATGTATACCTTGCAGCTGAAGCTTCTGGATTCACAGGCGTTCCAAAGAAACCATCGCCGAAAAGTAATTGTTCTCCACATGCAAATGGTCTTGCTATTTTATTTATTGCACCTTGTAATGATGCATCACCGTGGTGGTATCCGTCTGATATACAAGAACCTACGAGTGAAATAGTTTTATTGAACGTTTTAGGAGCATTCATTAAGATTACACGTTGCACATTTGTTAATGCATCATAAAATCCTGGAATACCTCTATGCTCTAATACATAAAGAGCATAATTTCTAAAGTTAATATCTATTTGCTTCGATATGGTAAGTGGAAATTCCCGTGTATTCCTTTGTATTTCTATTTTTTTTGCCATATTTATTATTTAGTTGTTTATAGATAACAAAAATATGATGTTCTAGAAAAGAAAAAGGAGCTATTTTAGGTAGCTCCTTTTATTATTGTCAAACAACTATGTTATTGTAATGTTAAAAGATATTTTAATTTGTCTATAAGAGCTTTAATCTCATCGACGATATTGGATATTTCGGTATCAACTTGTTTATCTAATCCGCAAGACCAAATTTCTAAAGAAAAGAAATTCTGTATGTCAATAAAGAATACATTTATCTTCAAATTACTGTAATCTGATACCTGAATAGAATCAATACCTCCAAGTGAAATTCTACCATATTTTCCTTGTATAGCTTCAATTAATCTATCGATTACTGAGTCTACATCTTCATAGAATGAACCAAATGCCATATGCTCTGCATATCTCATTGTTTGCCAGTGTAAAATTCTCGTTTCTGCTTGCAGCTGTAAGCATTTCAAGACGATTTTTTTCATTTCATTTTAAGTCATTTTAGCTTATTGATATATTTCAACTTGTTGTTGTATATCTTATTTGTTGTAATATTTGTGTCCTCTATTTTACCGTCGATATCATTCTGAAGTTTTATGTCAGATTGTTTGAAACGCATATCTTGATTAGCGACTACTGCTTTAACTTGTGCCACTGTATGTAATTTAGTAGCTTGTAAAACTAAATCATCTACTGGTGCATCATTATAAAGATCACAGGCTTCTAAGTAATTGTCTAAGATTACATTAAGATTATTCTCATTAGGAATTTCTATTGTACTATGAAAAGTTTCTTTGCCATTAATAGTGGTTGTTACAGTAATTCCTGATATTCTATTATGAGGAACTCTAACGATATAGCACAAAACAGATGTCATATCGTCATTTGGTTGTGTAGATTTTATATCGAATACGTAGTCACCGTCTTCTTTACGAATAGCTGAAACTTTTGATACACTCTCTGATGCTTGAGCAAATAAGTGAAATTTCTCACATAGCTCTTTCGGATTATAGGGATTGTGTATTGCATTATCATCTACCATTTCTGATTCTTTAATAGCATAGATGAAATTCATTACTTTTTTAATGATCACTTCGTCTGTACTATTATCGCAATTTATCGTATGTTCATTACCATTTCTTACAACTTCTATAATAGAAGATGATAGATTGCAAGTAACTTTTAACATGTCTCCACTTCGAGTTTCAAATGAAAATGTACGAGAATCTGCTACAGACTTAATACTTGAAACATGTTCTGTATCTTCCGATGTAGCAATTAATCCATGTATCTTCTCGATAAGCTCTTGAATTTTAAAGTGCTCGAACAATACTGTAAATCTCATTTCTTTCTCTTTTTTAATCGAGCTCTGTATAGCTCTTCTCTTGGAAGTATATCGTTAAGGAGTATAAGTTTAGCTCTTCTCATCTGTTCCTCTATTGTTATTCCCGTAATAATAGTCCTCATTTTTTCAATTGTGAAATTGAATCTTGGTCTACTACATAATATGACTCATCATATTCTCCCATATTACCACTAAACTGTGTAATACGTTTAAGTTTGACAGCTTCTGCTACATCAATAAGTGCTTGATTGTATGCATCTTTTTGAACTAGCTCTATCAATATAGTAGCTTGATTAGTATCTAAACTTACAAGAGGTAAGAAGAACTGAGGTGTTTTCATATGATTATATATCAGTTTTGCAACCATTTTTTACGTAATCCAGCATTTGAACCGAATGCAATGTCCATCATCTTACTGCTGTTTTTGTCTTCTGTGATCTTTAAGAGTCTCATATCTCCGAATACATGTTCCCAATCTTCACGTGATAATGATCCCAATCCTTTTAGATATCGTACAGCAGCAGGTTTTTTCAACCTAGAATATGCTTCGAATTCTTTCATTGTGAAAAAATACTTCTTCTTTTTTGCTTCATCTACTGATAAAAGAGGGGTTTGCAATATGAATAGTTTCCCTTGTAGGATAACGTTTGGAAACCATTTGAAGAATAAGTTTATGACCAAAGATGCAATATGACCAAGACCATCAGGGTCAGCATCTGCTGATATGACGATTCTTTCATATTTACAGTTCCTATCGTTATCAGGTTCGATGCCTAAAATGTTCATCAAATCTATGATTTCCATGTTAGATGTCAAGTCTGATAATCTTCTAGCATTTTTTATCTTTCCCTTTAATGCATACACTGCATCAATTTTAGGGTCTCTTTTCTGTAAAATTGAACCCATAGCAGAACCTCCTTCTACAATATAGAGATTCTTTGTTTTCATAGAAGGTGGAAAATACTTATCTGATATTTTAGACTTTTGAACACGTTTCTTAGTTTTCAAGTTACGCATATCTGAATCTCTTTCTGCTTCTGATATTTTACGTAAAATGTTATCGTAAATAGATGAGTTTCTAATTTCTCTTTTTATTCCAGGGAAGAAATTCTTTTCGAGGAGTGGAGATAATTCATTTCTAGAAGTAACAAATCTTGTCTTATTTTGATCACCGAAACTTACATATTTAGGTGGAAGATTTAACATGATAAACGATTCGTAAAATCTACCAGCTAATGGATTTTCATATACACTATTTACGTGGTCGAGTAATATACGTTGGTGAATTCCTGTACATTGTGCACTGTTAACAAAAGATACTGATCCACCTTGTGGATAACTTTCCCATAAGAAGAATGATCCGTATCTGTTTTCTACAGTGATAACGTCATCTGGTAAAAATTTGGCATTAACGTCAAGTGGTTGATCGTCATAGAAACAAAGAAACTCTAGGTTGCTTATTTCCGGGTCATGCTTTTTCAAAAACTGTTTGAATAGCATGAGAGTATGAATATATTCTTTATCCCATTTACAATTTTTGAACTTATCTTTACGAGGAGTAAAGGAAATTACAGTTCCGGTTTCATCTTTGGGCTTCTTTGGTGTATTAACAGTATTAACGCTTATGAATTTTTCCCAAGTTTGTTCGTATATCTCTTCAGCATTAACTGTTCTGATAGTAAAGTTATCGGCTAACATATTAACTACTGATGCGCCTACACCATTTGTTCCGAGTAAACTTTCAGCAGTTGTGTCATTATAGAAATTCGAACCTGCTCTAAGCATAGTCATTGCAGTTTCTACGTTTGATACTCCAGTTTTTTCATTTAGATGGGAAGCATTTATAAAACCACCTCCTGTATCTACTACTTTTACACGATTATCTTTACTGTAGAAATGAATTTCGATTCGCTTCATGAGACCTTTTTGACGTTTAGCTTCATCGAATGCATTATCGAGAATTTCATTCATCATTTTGTAAAATCCTACTGATATTTCTTTTATATCGTTTATGATCTTATCGTCTCTTACTATTTGTACTTTCTCTTCTGACGCTTCAAGAGAACCCACATACATGGTAGGTCTAGTTAAAACGTGTTCAAAATCTGATAATGCAATAATTTTTTTATTCGCAGTCATAATTATTTATTTGTATTGAAATATAACAAAAAATGAATATGCGTAAACATTTTTGTAATTCAAATTTTTATATTCAGAACATTAAAATGGTTCATATGACATTGGGAGAATTATTAATTCTCCCAATGTATTTCATAACGTGTTCTTATTTACTGTAAACAAGAAAGTGATCATTTAAATCAACTACTCCTTTTCTTTTTCGTAGTCCGTATTTTTTCACATCTCCAATAGCTTCTTCTATTTCCTTTGTGTCAATATATCTATCATTATTTAATGATGCTATTGCATAGAATATATCGGCAGTTTTAGCCATGTCATCAGAATCGATTTCTAGAAATTCTTTTACCCATTCTGCATCATCTACTTCACGTATTTTTCCGTGTTCAAGAGTATAAATGCCTAATTCTTCTCCGTCATCGTCTTGTAATATAATCTGAAAATCAAAGTCTGGAAATTTCCCTTTCATAATTTCCAATGTACTGTCGACAAATTTATAGTTCACGACATCAGAAACTGTAGCAGAGAATTTAGTTGTGATATATGACTTTGGTGCTTGAAAAGCTTCATTTATAAAAGCCTCGAAGAGCTTAACATGTTTCATAGTATTTCTTTTTTTCATAAATTAACGTCTAGCTCTCTAATTTGTTCACCTTTTTCTTTGATGACTTTACCAATGTTTGTTATATTGACAGTATCATACCACAAAGGCGTTTTGGTCTTGCTATTCAATGATACGTACAGTCCATTTAAACCTACATATTGAACCAAAGATTTTCCATCGTATTGGATTCTATTCGCAATAAGATTTCCGTCTTTATATGACAGTCTATAGAGATCATCATTAAGCTTGACCATGTTAGAATTTGTCTCTTTACGTTCAAGATTATTTACACCTTTGATATATGCAGCGTATAGATTTCGTTTACCGTTATCTAATTTATTGCCGTATATTAGTACTACACCTCCAGTTGTATAACTTACACTTTCTAATAAATGATCGTAAGTATCTAACGCTCTGATAATCTTTTTATTTCCTTGATATTCACGTCTAATAGACTTTGAAATTTCAAGATTCATTTTCACGAGCAAATCTCCTGATTCCCATGATTGGTCAGTATCACCAATATCTTCTGGTTTAAAGTCACTTGCCCATGCCATAATAGCTTCATCATCTACATCTTCATACTCTTCTTCATCATCTCTATCGCGTACAGCTTTTAGAGTATATTTATGAAGTTCTTCATCAGCTATATACGCAGCATAAAGTTGATGATCATCTAAATTTTTAAGGATAGCAAGAGACTTGTAATCACTTACTACAACTTTAAATTTTATACGATCAGCATTCTTTTTGTCCTCTATCCAATCTTCATCTCTTGAAAATTCAATTTCGGGTTCTAACCATGGCTCATCATGTTTTTCTGAGATGAAGTTATCGAATGTTTTAAGTTTCATTATAATGAAAAAATTTGTCGAATCTTATTAGTTGATAATGCGAGCCATGTTCTGGATAGATGAATACTCCAGATTTATTGACCATAATAACATCGTAGAAATTAAATTCTATCTTTTCTGGTACCATATCTCTTATAGTACGAACACATGAACATTTATGACCTAATACACCACAGTGATTACCATGAAGTATAGTTACTAGCTTAGTTTTCAGCTGTTCATCAGTTAATAGAAATAAATCTTCAAATATGCTTTGTCCACACTCGGCATCTTTCAAATCTTCCATAGTTGTTACGAATTGCGTATCATGTCAACGAATACTGTGTATCTATTTGTTTCTTCTCCTTCTTTACCGTCTGGTGATTTAAATGAATATTTGACTAATACATCTGGTGTAATTGCATTTGCATCAATGTAGATATCCTTAACAGATAATTTGCTGCCTTTTTTCGAAACATACATTTTGCCTGATTCTATTAATCCAAATCCCTCTGTTTCATAGAGCTTGCCTATGTTATTTGCGTAAGTTTTCATTCGTATTTTTATTTTTTATTCTTCGTCTTCGTCTTGAAGCATTTGAGCTGCCATAAAGATGTCTTTTAATAGATCGATGTCTTTTATGTCTCTTCTTTTTGCATATTCTTCACATTCTTGGTATGAATCTGGTAATTCAGCACCATAGAAATCGAACATGTCTTGTGCCATATCGTCTATATCATCTTTTGATTCAAAAAGATTATCTACGATAAAGTAATCTAAACTTTCATTTTGTTTAGAGCCTGATGCAAGTTCAGTATTTTTCTTTAACCAGTTAAGTGCTCTACCTGCACTATATTTTAGAATCTTTATGAATTTTTCTGCCATTTCATCGATAGTAAAATCAGTATCAGCTTTCAGTTTATAACCATAATCATTGTCATTAACTTTGATGAAATACTGATCGTTTTTAACCCCGACTGGTACTACTTTAAATTCTTTTACAGATTCTGATTCATTAAGCAGTTTCAATATCTTTTCAAGCTCTATCTTTTTACCGAATAGTCTTGAAATCTTACCTACTATTGCCCATTCACCTTCAATGTTTTCAATTTTATATGACTCGGTAAGTGAAGGAGAACTTTTAGCTTTCCATGCTGAATCTAATTGTTTTTTAGCATCAGTTACTTTAGTGCTATCTACATTTAGTCTTTTAAACCATTTATCTTCACCGTACTTTTTATCTAAGAGAGCTGATACCTGATCATCTGACATAGCAGATGTTATACCCAACTCAGCATCCTTTTTTATATCTATCCTGTACTGATCTCCAGTACTAGGAATGAGGATTACATTAACAAATTCTGCTTCATTAATGTAATCCTCATATAACTTCACATATCCCATTGATATAATTTATTTTGAATATATATCTTGCTGTGCAAATTGTTGCTAAAGAAGAATAACTGTTGTATCTACTCCTTTTTCGACTAGTTCATCTTTTATAATTTGTTCGATGATATCCCAATTTCCACCTGCTAGGCCTGCTCCTATTTTTGGTAGTTGTACACTGTAATTTTCATACAATGCTTCTTGACAGATAGTTTGCATTCCTTTTCGAATTGCATCATATCTAATTGGAGCATTTCCAAATTCATCAAAGCCAATGCTTCTTTGACCCAGAATATTTACTATATACCCTTCATCGATTTTTACGAATTGAGCTTCTCCAAGTTTCCATTCTACAGGTAAATCTCTATCGTCTACATAAGATATTCCTAGAAAAGAGGTATTGTACCATCTTCTATATTCTTCTCTTGATTGTGGATATCTATTTGCAAGTGGAATAACGAAACCAGCTCCCCAACCTCCAATATCGTTGCAACAATGAGTAATAATTACTCTTTCAGAAAGAGGTAATGTTGCATCACCTGTAATGTATTTAAGTTGATTCATATAGAATGTGTTTATTTTAAAATAACAAATCTTTATTCTGAATAAACTATTCTACCAATTTCTTTTTATACACATCAAATCTATCTATATGTCGTGGAAGCTCGCTAGTCAATAGTTTGAATAAACTGTATACTCCTGCTTCGTATGGTTCAAGATACGTTTTGCCTAAATTTTTGTAATAGACTTCCAAAAATTGTTTTGTACCGTAACATGGTATGGCACAGAGTGCTCTTGCTTCATCTTCCGATAAAGTAAGAGTCACTGTTAATTTCAATTCAGATGTTGATTTTATGCTTGAAGTTTCCATCATTTTTCCTTTAGTAATTGTTTTAGTTGATCAACTTCTTTTTCTATAGCAAATCCACATTTTTTAGCTTCTTTACGTAATCCATAAAAGTTAGCAAGCATGGCTCTCATTAATGAATCTTTAGAATTATCGAATACTGCACCTGAAGCAGTTTTGATCCAATTTTTGTCTTCTGGAATATCTATTCCTTTTCCCATAAATGATTCTGGAGATATATTCCATTGTCTCATAGTAGAAGGATATAGTGATGCAAAGTCAAAAGTAGCTAAATATTGAAATAGTCCTTTTTTAGGGTCTTTTACATATGCACCTTCAAATGATTGATCTTTCGATCCTTTTTTCACTTCTGCTATAACTCTTTTTCGTTTGTAGAACTCTCTAATCATGATAGCTTCTGTCATCCAAATCGGTGAGAATGCTTTTTGAGATTCTACTTGTGTAACATTTCCTAACATTAAGAAAGTTTGAAGAGTCTTAATTTTTCTGTCAATTTGATACACCAAGTAAGTATCGACAGCATTGTAAAACATGTAAGTTTCTGGATCGTTATGATACAAATCCATAAGTGATCCGTTATATTGAATTTTCTGAATACCCAATACTGCTTTACCTACGGTGTCAAGTTTAAAGTTATCTTTAATCTTTACTACTCTATCCCATTTCTTATACAAGTCCAAATAATCGACAACGATTTTATGCTGTGGTAATTGATCGTCGCCTTTCATTGTTCTACTTGGTGAACATGTAGAAGGATCAATATTCAATCTTTTACATCTGTTAATCAAGAACTTCCAGTCAAAGTTTATAAAGTTCCATCCTGTAATAAGTGGGGCTTCTCTGAACCATTTACCGAATAATGTTATCAGTAATTCAGACTCTGATTTGAAATGAATATATTGAATTGATGCATTTGGATCGTAATCTTTTAAATGTTCTCTATATCGTCTTTCGATATTCTGTTGTTGCTGAATAGTTAACTCTTTTGTTCCAAGTACAGTAGTGGCACCTCTTGAATTTACTAATGCTACTGCGGTAACTTTAGTAGCTGCTATAGCAGGATCGGGAAAATCATCTTCAACTTCAACCTCGATATCACAAAACCATGATTCAGGAGCATTAAATTCGTATATTTCTTTCAGATATTCTGGACCTAAAGCAGTCATAAATTCTTCAATTCTGAATCTATTTAGCCAGTTAGCTCTAGTTTTCTTTACGGGCTTACCATCCCATGTATGATAGTAAGGATCTGCTCTTTCGGAACCTGCTAGTTCCCATTTGTACTTTTCAGTTCGTGGAATAGCAATATCTTTAAATGCTACTTTACCGTCTTTACCGAAATGTGATACTCTTAATGTATCATTTATTTGTTCTATATCGATCATCTTAAAAATTATTTAGTACCTGTTGAACCGAAACCACCTGCTCCTCTTTCTGAAGATTGGCCTGCATATAATTCTGCGAGTGAAGTAGATTCTTCTATATCGTCATATGCAACATCTAATAAAAGGAATTGTACAATTTTATCTCCAGGTTCTATTGTTATTGGCGAATCTGATAGATTTGTAAGATGTAAATGTACTTCACCTTCATAATCTTCATCTACTACACATGCACCTACTTGTAATTTCTTTTTAGTAGCAACACCAGATTTGTTGAATGCAACAAGTGCTTTACCAGTTGGAACATTTACATGTATTCCACTTGGAATATTTATGTCTTTGTGTGGAAATACTACTACAGGGATGAAATCATTAGGCACAAAAAAATCTAATCCAGCGGATTGTTTAGTACCACGACGTGGTGTTTTTACGTCTTTTACTTTAAATATCTTCATATATTAATCATTTTGCCTTTTTAGTAATTTTATTCAATATGTTCTGAAAACACACAAAAGGGACACTGGATTAGTGTCCCTTTCTTGAAAAAGCCCTCTAAGTGTGCATCAAAATGAGAGGCATAGAAAGCGTTTTATGATTTTTTGAATACCAATTTAGCTTTTGTAGATAAACCTGTCAAAAGTTTTGCCAATTCTTTACCTGGCTCACCAAGTTCTCCATCTTCTAATTTAAGAAGAATTCCTTTTAGTATTAAGTAAGATACTCCACCTATTACAGCACCTGCTGCGGTAGCGGTTAATGCAACCAGCGAATTTGTCAATAGACTAGTTAGAGCAGCTACATCTTCATTAGCTTCTACTTCTACTTGTTCACCTTTACTTGCTAATTCTTTAATCCAAGAAGCAAATTTCTTACCTTTATCTCCAAGTTTTCCTGCTTCAAGTTGTTTGAATGCTTCATTAGCAGACTTTGCAGCAGCAATTGATATACCAGCAGCAGCTGTACCAGTAACAATACTCTTAATAATTGGAACAACTTTGTCAACTAACGCGCTTTCATTAAGTGCTTCGTTATTAAGATTTTCATTTACGAAATCATCGTATCTTTTAATTTTCATTTTTTGTAACTTTTATTTTGTTATTTCAGAACTTTTGCCGACGATGAATACAATAATTATCGGATCATTTAGTGGTAAAGTATGCTATTTAAGACTTAGATAATAAACCCAATCTCGTAAATTGGGTACGCATCTTAAGGCAATGCGATTGAGAGAACAAGTCTCATGCCACGTCCTTTACTCTTTGAGTAATGACAATTAAATCAGAGCTCTACGAATTCTATTGGAACTTTAATTTCCCAAGCAGTAGTTTCGTATGTCTTATATGTTTTACTCCAATCTTTCAGATTGATTACACGTTGTACTGCTACTACATAAAGCGGTGTTACGCTAAATGTAATTGTTCCACCTCTTACATTGACAACTTTTCTGTTTATCAAAGTCAAATCTTCTTCAAGAAATGGAAAATGTTCTTTTGTTATCGTTGCTCTCAGTTTCATTATGATATAGGTGCTATGCCTGATCCTTCTTTACTAGCTTTACCAGTTAAGTTTTGACCGTGGCCGTTTTGTGTGTTATTATCGTGAGTTTTGTAATTGATAAGTTTCAAGAATCCTTCAAAGTCATAAATTCTACGTTCATGTTTTGCTTTCTTCTCAAGTGGCAACTTAAATGTAGAAGGTGTGAATCTAGGATATTTCTTTTCAGCCTTTTCGATACCTGGAGTTCCTCCTTGATAATCGTCTGGAGTTAATCCTTCATTCATCGATTCCAGAAATTTTTCAGCGGCAAATTCAATAGCTTCTGTTACTTCTTCTGGTAGTCCTTCATGTTTTGTTCCAGCCATTCTTTCTAATTCTTCTTCTGACATTGAATCAGCTAAAGCTTTTATTCCTTTTGGACAATCTTTGGATTCTCCTCTTTTACATGCTAGTGCCCATCCGAAAAGACGTTGTTGAGATTTTGATTTACTTGGCATCTTAGTTAATATTTTTATTTGTATGGTATCTCTCCACTATAATTGTCGAATTATGAGTTCTTCATCTGCTATAACATCAAATTCTGGTCGAAGTATAGTGAGTAACATTCCGAGAATATTCTTCTTTAAATCTGGAAGTAAAGTCGTCTCATCAAATTTCATACCGGCAGACTTAAGTGCAACTCTAGTAATTTTCAAATCTTCTAGTGAAACAGCAAAGTCTGTACTTTCTTTATCATAATCATTAGGGTTATTATTATCAAACTCAGGTTGTCCCTTATATTTAACAATAAAATGCACTTCTAATTCATATTCTTGGTTATCGATTGCTACTTGTATGTAATAAGTACATTTCGATTCTTTTTCTTCTTCTTGAGTTTGCAAATTCAGGAAAACTGGCCATGAACGTTTTTCCTGCATAAAGACTATATTGTCCTGTTCTCTATCAGGCATTACAAACTTTGAATAGTTTCTGTTGATTTCACTAGCTACCATTGATACAGTAGATGAATCACTCATGATATTCTTTTCTGCTTCTGCTAAATAATCTTTATACGATAAAATTTTTCTCACAATTATCTTTTAATTTCAAACTATATATCAACATGCACTAAAATGTTGCTGAATGTAATACTTCTTGCATCATACTATCTTGTGCATTATATCCTTTTCTTGCAATAGTGAATTTCTGTAAAGCAGGTGTGACAATTGTTATTCTATCTGCTCTGAATAATCTCCATCCTGGTACTAATCTAGGGTTTATTTTCCCAGATCTACTGTATCCTCTGATCAGCCATGCTCTTACGAGTGTATTCCCATGTTTATCTACGCCTATAGCATAAGGTTCTATAACTCTTATACCGGGAAGTATCTTAGAATTCGGTTCACCTCTATAATCAATTGTACATACAAATTTATTCGTTACTGCATCATTCAATTTTGTCATGTTTGATCCATAGTCTTCATTTATTTGCATATCGTAAGAATTTGAATTTACGAACTCATTTATAAATTCATCATAGTCTGCTACATGTTTCATATATTCTGATCTTTTAAATCTTTACGTAATTTATAGTAGTAGTTATGTACTATAGGCGGACAAATTGACTTAAATGCATGATAGTCATCTCCTCTTAATGCTTTAAGTGGTATTTCTGTACCAAAATAATCTTGTGCATCTACGTATTCAGGTTTCATTCCTGTTTGCATTACAAAGTCATTATAGTAGTTTTCTTCTCCGCAAAAGTGTGTAGGTAAACATTCTCTAGTCTTTAATGCCGAATCGATTTCTGAATAGTCAGGTCTTGTACATAAGATTAATCCTTCTAAATAGTCTTTGTTATTATTTAAGAAATCTGAAGATAGACTCTTATAAGTATCTAATGTTGTGAAAGGGTTACCTATCATTACAAGAAATGTCTTCTGATTAGTACGTTCTTTCATATCTCTTAATGCAGTTACTATCCCATTATGATAAGGTGCAGTTTTCGAAACCATAACCGATACTGATTTTCCACCATTTGGTAATGAAGGAGAACTTAAATTTTTCAGTAGTGTAATAAAAGATACCTCTTTCTCGACAGTTTTTTCTGCTGGAGTTTCTGCTACTGGAATATTTTCAAGAGGTTGAGTGCCTTGGAATCCATCTTCGTGAATACGTATCCCATATTCTTCCCATCTGTCACTTTCACTTGACATGAAAATATCTCTGAAATCATTAAAAGCTAAAAGACTTTCAGATATTCCAATGTTGATATAATCAGCTATTTTATCAACTAACTTATTATGATACCAAATAAGCTCTTGTTTAAAGAATCCGAATGGTTTCTTTTTATGTGTTCGCATAGAAGCTAGCATTATCTTAAATAAATCTCTATTCAAAGAGCTTTTTCTAAGTAACTCTACAGCTTCATTGTTTTTTACAAAATTGAAGTTTACACCAGCTTCTGCTCTAGTAAGGAATGCTGGCATTTCAAAATCTATTTCTCCACTAAAATTATTCTTGTAATAAGAAGATTTGCAAAATGATACAAATGCACGAGAAATGAATTCGATATATCTATCTTCAAATGTCTTCTGCTTTAAGTCTATTTTACTGAAATTTAAAGTCTGGAAAAATTCTTGGAACATTACAAGCGTTAAACTGTAAATATCAGAAGGTTTATCGTCTTTCTTATCTACCTTCTCATTTTGATACACTGGATTCATAATCTTCAAAGGATTTTCTCCATCAAATTTGAATACTAATGCTTCAATGTCTCTATCAAGGGTGTTTTGCATGAATGATTTTCCCATGCCTGGAACTAATACATTCAAGAAATATGCAGCGAAGTTTTCAATTTTAAATTTTTTCAGAATCTCATCTTGTGGAGTATTCAGATAGTCTAAAATTTTATCTAATTGTTCTTTGTTCAACTTTCCTTTGAATAAAATAGGAGAAGGTTCAACTTCTAAATAATCAGCCCATTTATTCAACGTTTCTTTATCGGAAATTATATCGATTACTTTACCATTCGGATCTCTTACTGTGATATCTGTCAGAACTAAATTATTCTTTGGCATCCTTTCGTATGCTGTTCTGACAGGATTTAAGTTTGGGAAATATTCAAATCCAAATCTCCAACCAGACGGAATGCCGGCTAATTTCTCATCAGTAAAAGATGAGAAATGAGAGATTGCTTTCTCATAATATCTTGCAAGTGTTCTATCTATTTTCGTAATAGGAGCAGAATCATTTCTTTTGAAAAATTTGAATTCATCGGCATCATTCAACTCTGCAGAAAAGCGTGAACCGTCAAGCTGTTCTTCACATGTTAAGTCTTTATCTAATAATTTTTCTACATATTTAGGATCTTTTTTATAAAGATCGTATAAATGATTTATACCTGCCATTTTTTCTTATTTTATTATGATTTATATATCAAAATCCGTACTTCTTTCCCATAATCATGCCTCTAAATGCATGTCCACCTCTTATTAGCCATTCATTAAAGCTTATGTCTTTTCCTATCCCTGAATGAATCCATTTTCTAAATTCTAGATTTTGAATAATATCAGTGAATGGTTTAACGAGTTTTATTATATCTTTTTCTGCAGCTGATCCATAAAATGGATGTGGATCAGGTATAACTTTACCATCCTTTAATATCGATAATACCCTTTCTGAATTAGAAATCGTCTTACCGTTTTCATCATATTGATATACTTCTACTTGTACAATAGTATGATCTGTATAGATATATGCTCCATTAAATTTAACTTTGAATTTATGTTTATCATCTAATTCTTGTTCTAAAATAATAGCACTATCTTTTGGTACAACATTAGTAAAATTGGACTCTACATAAGAAAACTTAAATTTATCTTCAAGTATAATTTTTTTATACGGTTTTAGCTTATTGTCAGCTTCTGGTTTATTCATATTTAAAATCCATATTTCTTTCCCATAATCCTACCTCTAAATGTATGACTACCTTTCTTTACCCAATCAGTAAAACTTACTTCTTTAGCTATACCAGATTGAATCCACTTTCTAACTTCTAGATTTTGTATAGCATCAGTAAATGGCTTAACTAATCTTATCATATCATTTGATGTCTCAAATTTGCATGATGGATCAGATGTGACTTTGCCGTCTGCTGATATGATCAGATCTCTGTCAGAGTTGGGATATATCTGGCCTCCTTCATTATAATGAACCAAGTAAAGTTCTACAACTGTGTGACCATCTATGTATATTTTAGCTGCAGAAAATTTAACTCTAAATTTACGTCTATTATGATCTAACGCTTGTTCTAAAATAGTAGCAACTTCTCTAGGCACTGCATTAATAGTACTTGCTTCTATACAGAGAAATTTAGTATTGTCATTAAGTATAAGCGGTTTACCTTCTAAAAACATAGTTTCTTCTATATATCAAAATAGTGCTGTTATCTCTTTAGATTTTAGTTGTTCTAATTCAATCTTTTGTTGAATATTATCTTGATGCAAAAACTTTACACCAGAGTCTTCTAACTCTCCATTTATGTATTTGATAACTTCAGTAGTCCAATCTGCAGAAGTCATAGAGGGCACGTTTTGAAAAATCTTACCTGGTGCTTCTGTTGGTATTTTCATATCGATAGGAAGACCCATAAGATGTGCTAATTCTCTATATGTCATAAATCTATCTTCAAATGGGTGGATCATATTCATTCTAGCTCCTGTCAATGCTCCTGTATATTCGGCTGGTATAAATGGACTGAAATCCCAATAGTTCTTTCCGATCTCTCTTTTATGTTTAGCATGTTTAGCTCTATTATAAGCCTCTTCAGAATAATCATCACTATTCTTCACGAATTCTAAATAGTCATCTATTTTACCGCTTAATAGTACTACATCCATTAACGATTTTCCCATTTTTAGTACATGTGAACGCCAGTCGTCTCCATGTTCATGTCTAAGCCACTGATATAGCGGATCTTTAACTAGAGCTAAAGTTTTAGTTTCAACTTCATCTGTATCTAGCCAAGCAACGGGCATTTGCATAAAATATTCTTTAAGTGTAGGTAATGCTCTACTGTACCAATTTAGAATAGGAGCATTTGTACCTTTCCAGAAAAAGTAAAATGTACGTTGTCTTTTCTGTGGAACCCCGTGCAATGTACTAGAAGTTCTAAGTAATGACATAGAATATCCATTACGTTCACTTATTTCTCTTAAACGTTCAGCTACGGGTAATCCAGTAACACCATAAAGAGCTGGAGCATTTTCTCCCCAAAATACTTTCGGTTTTATCTGTTCAAGAACAAACTCAGCAGTCTTATACATCCATTCATTTTGGGGAGCATTAGCACCTCTAGATGCAGCAGAATTTAATTGAGAAAGACCAGCACAAGGACATAATGCACTGATAAAATCAACTTCAGGTAATGAAGTATCTGTAGGTAACAGATTAGTCTCAGGATCAATAGTGTGATAAGGTACTTCAGGCATGTAATCTGTAAGAATCTTATCGTTTCCTAAGAATGGAGGGTAACTGAGAATGAACTCTGGTTTTTGACCGTGTGTGGCCTTCTGTGCTCCTAAGATCATACCGCCGATAAGCGGTACTATAGCTGCATATTTAATTTCTCCCATGAATATGGTTTATTTTAAGTTATTAGATGTCTGTTGAAAAAGTTTAGACATATCTGTACATGTATCATATAAAAACAACTATACAATATCAATACGATATGTTTCTAATTCATACATTGTTTTCATATTGAATAGATATATAAATTATAAATAAAACTAAATACTATGGCAGAAACATTAAAAATCGATAAACTGAAGGGTATTATTCCTGATTCAGTTTTAGCAGAAATTCCAATAACAGCTGAAAAGTTCAATATAACAACTAATCTAAGATTAGCACATTTTTTATCTCAATGTGCTCATGAAAGTGGTGGTTTTTCAGTCGTAAAAGAAAATTTAAACTATTCTGAAGATAGAATGGTACAGATATTCAAACATGACTTTGACGTTAATCATGATAAAGTAATATCTGATTCAGAAAAGAAAAAAGCTAAAGAGTTAGCAGGACAACCAGATAAGATAGGCAATTTCGTATATGCTAATCAGAATGGAAATGGAAATGAAGCAAGTGGAGACGGATACAAATATTCAGGAAGAGGATATATCCAACTTACAGGAAGAGTCAACTATGCAGAATTTGATAAATTAGTCACTGAAGACATCATGGAATCTCCAGGATTAGTAGCTACTAAATATCCGTTATCATCTGCAGCTTTTTATTTCAGTAAGAACAATCTGTGGAAAATATGCGATCAAGGTGCTACAAATAATGTAGTAATACAATTAACTAAACGTATAAACGGTGGTACGATTGGACTAGATGATCGATTGGCAAGATTTAAAAAGTATTATGACATACTCAAATAAAAAGGGACGGAAATTAAATTTCCGTCCCTTTGTTTTAGATATTATCTAGTTCAATAAGAATACTATCTTCTGTTATTTCAGAAGCTTCTTTACCTATCGTTTTTATGATTGTATCTAAAGTAAGATCACAATAGTCATCTATCCAATCATCTATGAAATAGAGGTTTCTAGAGTTTTTTATTACACCGAACAGAATAGGATCTTTTTTCTTTTCTTTTTCTGCATTAGTATCAGCACTTGCCGATCCGAGAGGATCGTAATGTAATATGACATAGTTGTCGAAGACATTTAATGTATCAGCGGCCTTCTTCTTTTTTGAAACAGACTCAGGAATAACTTTTACGAAATTCTTGATATACGTTAGACATAATCCAGTTCTATATTTATCGTGAACAGAAGCTTTACTATGAAAAGCTACAATATCTGCTTCTGTTAAATATTTCTTACCATATTTTGCTACACTTAATGTCAATTCATATTTTAGAGTTTCCGCAAATGCTTCAATCTTTTCTACTAGTGCCACTTGATTATTATCTTTCGCATTCTGTAGTACAGTATCATATTTATTCAGAACTTCCTCAATAGTGGATTTTTCAAGCTCACGTACATTATTCTTGATCGAATCGAAGAATGACTTGATATGGTTAAACTTCGATATTTTATGCAGTTTAGCATCAAAATTATGTCCATACATTTTTCTGTAGAGCCATATCTTAAACTTCAGATATACCGTAGGAGCATTGGCATAGAGATACTTGAGATACTCCAAATGTGAATCTTCAGTTAATCTATTTACATTTGAAGATATAACTCCCCAAGTATTTACTGATGTAGGATTTTCTCGATCTTTATACTTCGGTAAATTGAAATCGACTTCTATGTTATTTAGAAGTGTTATACGATTATTTGCTATCATCTTTATCTGGTAAAACTGTTAAACTTAAAATCTTTATTAATTCTTCACGTTTTATATCGGACACATATTCTATTTCGATACCGTCGAAATCCGGTACTGCTTCCTTTTTCCAAGGACTAGGAAAATAAAGCTTATGACTATCACCTTTAGAATCTGTAGCTTCTATAATTGTCGTTCCGCCATCTCTGTATCTAGAAAAAGAAGTTATTTTCCATTCTTGAACAGACTTATCTATCACTATTTGTAAACGTTGATTGTTATAATCAAAATTGAAGGCAGGATAATCGATTACCCCATAGCCATTTAGTTCAAATGGAAGATTGAAACAATATGAAATACCTCTTACATCAGTAGGAAGTTTTAAATACTTGCACTGATAAATCGGAAAAACTGTATCTAAATCTGTAACGACTTGTAAAAAATCAAAGGCAGAAAAAGTTTTCAAAAATGCATACGTGTCAGAAACATGTAGAGATATTTTACGTTTATATGTAGCATCTTCCCATACATTTTCGATAACATAGTTCTCCTGATTTCCACATTTACCTTTATAATGAGCACCGGAGGTTCCACCAAACATCTCAATAAAATGCTCAGTTCCTGGATATTTAATATAGACACGTCTATTTCCTCGAACTATTAATATATCGAAATATAGATCAGAAGCATCGGAATATGTAAAAAAACCCGATGCTTGTTTTCTATCCATACTTCTATACAATGTCACCTTTTCACCAAAATCGGCTATAGTGCCAAACTTTTCTTCCATGATTACTTAGAAAAAACCGTTAATAAAGCTTCTTTACTTTGCATCCCTATTTTCTTGTCTATTTCTACACCATCTTTGAAACAAATTAATGTAGGAATATTTCTAACATTAAACTTCTTTAAAAGGGCAGTATTTGAAATGTCATCTACGTTAATTTTAACCACTTTGATACCAGCTTCTTTAGATAACTCATCTAAAATAGGTGAAATTGTCTTACAAGGACCACACCAAGTAGCCCAAAAATCTACTATTACGTTACCCTTTTCGGTATCTTCTAAAAATTGTTTCATTACTTCTTCTTTCATATTATCGGTATTTTTGTATATTGTGTTTTTATATTCTTGAAAATGAAAAAATTCGGATATCTATCCATTAATTGCCAGAATGCTTCTATTGTATCTTTACTTTCATAAAAATTGTCTAGAAAAACTATTTCATCAGGATTGCGTCTTCCTCGTAAATTTCCCATACACGTTATGTAATAAATTGCATCATCTGTATATTCTAACGTGGTCATATACCGATAAAAATCAGAGACATTTTTAGCTAATACAAATATTGTTTTCTGTGTACAAGGATTGCAAGCTTTCATAGAATATCCATGTTTGTTCATCAGTATATTTTTTAAAAGTTTCTATATCTTTGTCTGCAAGTGCTTTTCGAAGTTTAGTAGCTGATACATCATCTTCTCTTACAAATTCTATAACTTGTATCTCAGGGTTATTTAAGAGTTGATTTCTGTATGTTTCGATTCTATCAGATCCTGCTGCTACTTTCGATATTACAAGAGTCGACGTATTAATAGCAGTTATAATATTGCCAGTAGATACTTCTATTACTTCTACACCTACAGGGAATACGTATTCTATAATTTCTTTTATCGTTTCGAAACTAAAAGGATTATTTTTCTGTTCAGATTTTTTGCCTTTTACTATAGCCACACATACTCCTTTTGACTTTAATAACAGATTCTTGATTATGTTTATATGTATAGAGGTTGGAGGTTGCATTCTACCAATGAATAGAGTATTCGTGTTATCATCATGTTTATGAATATATAAGTATTTTAAAACATGAAAGAAATCTTCTCTAATTTGGAAATTCGTCTTTTTCGAATGAAAAGGCAGATCTTGCTTTCTCATATAAGCTAAACTAGAAAGTATAGCTAAACATTTCTCCGGATTTTGAATATCTGTATGTATTGCAAAATCTTCAAATGTCTTATTTGCTAGTGCCTTCAATTTAAGAAAATAAAGATTTTCTTCATCTTTTGGCATTTCATATTTATCTTTTATAGTTGCTCTATGGATTTTATCGTATTGGTCATCTTGAACAAATTTGTAATATTCATTCCCTTTCTGTAATACCACCCCTTCTATTTTGCCACCATAAGCTGACGGCAAGTCAAGTAGATATTTCCTGATAGCAGTTATTTTCGATAAATTAGTTATAGAGACACCATGAGGTAATAGATGATTAGTATGAAACTTAAAATTCTTAAAAAATACTTTAGGAGTATCACATCCTATAAGAGCTGCATATTCTTTATTATTTATAGTTTCCATCTGATTTGGAAAAGTGGTAACATAACCAAATCGCGCTATAGCTGAGGAATTAGCATACCCTAAAAGTATAAGTTTATGAAGCTTTTTATATTCTCTAGAAATAGTAGGTTTTCTTACCACATATTCAAAAAAGAATTCAGTATTTTGAGGAAGCATCGATAAATATTTCTCTGACTTTCTAAGTAATTCAAATATGTAATAGAATTGTGCATCTCCTATAGATTCGTTTTCAATATCTAATTTAAGAATGCCAAACAAATATTCTGACATATCTTCTGGATATAGAATCATCTTTTTATAAGAGATGACAAAATTAGAAAACAGATCTTCAGCATTCCATGGTGCATACTTTCTGTACATATTTATTTTTATACCGTCTATCTTTTCAGATATAGTATCGAATTCTTCATCTAAGAATTTTTCAGCTTTTTCTTCATTGTCTATCACTTTCATTACGTTTTTGATAGACAAATCTAACATACCTTTAATCATTCAATTCGTTCTTTAAATCTGTTTTTAGCTGCAATCTTTGTTGTTTATTCTCTAATCTTTTCAAATATGTGATCATTCTACATTGTGAACAGTTGCATTTTAATGAATGTGTTTTACTTAACTGGTTCAGTGATTTATATGTAAGTTTCAATGCATCCCAACGTTTTCCACGTTTTTGTGCATGCAATATGTCATTATATCTTAGCATTATCTTGATAATATTTTTTTCTTAAAGTTAGTACTATATCGTAATATTCATCATGCAAATAGAAAAATTTATTCATTAACGCTATCCAAAGCTTGTCTTTTATTTTTCGATCTAGCTCCAAGTCCTCTTTTTCTAGTAGTTGTGCATGTGTTCCAAAAAGATTTTCATGTACAATAAACATGAAACATTTTGCTATATCTTCTCTTAATAGACGTTTCTTCATAAAATCTAATAGACCTATAACTGAATAGAAGTCTTCTATCTCTTCTTTACTAACTTCTAGAATACATGTGTCATTTCCGGGTTTATAGATATCGAAGACACTATCAACTAATCCATATACGATTTCACTCACAGCTGTTGTATAAGTAGAATTCTCGACTGGAATCTCTTGAATAACTAATTTTCCATCTTTATATACATTATAGCCATTCTTATCTATCATGGGAGCGTATTTTTGACGTAATCCTTTGTCAACAGAAAATGCTAACATTCTCGGAACTAAATCAGCTTTCTTACCCGTACATAATTTTATATTGTCTGGTGTAGATGATTTAGTAGCAACAACTGCATTTGGATTAGAAGATAATGCTCGAACAAGATTTATAAGTAAGAATTTATGATGAACACCTTTGAATCCAAGACATATGTCTTCCCATGAAGAACTATGAGAAAATAATGTCCATTCTGTAGGTTCATTTTTCTCCATATCCCACTCATTCGATTCAAAGTCTATCTGAATGTTAACCTTATCTTTGCCAGATTTGTATTCGAATACTGACAGAAAAGTAGTATTGAAATTATTGCGGTCTTGTCCAAGATATGTTATGCCTTCTACTAATGTTTCACCTTCAAGGCTTTGTAACAATTCAGCAAGATCAGTATAATAATCTTTTGGAAATGCAATGTCTATATCACCGATTATGGGTTTATGCTTTATGAAATCTTGATCTGTGATTTCAGAGTTGAATAAGTGTTTTGAACTACCTGTAAAAACTAATGCTTCAGTTAAGTCTTCGAACTTCCAAATAAATACGCCGTAATTCTTAAAGAATTCAACATTTATATACGAAAAAAGACCCAACATACGTCGAGTCAATTCTGTTCTATTGAACATGGTCAGATCTACTTTTTCGGCATAACCTTTAATATCTCCTGTTTGTCTATCTATTATTCTTGAATTTCCACCCATTTCTATTTCATTTTTGATAAAATAACATAAAAATGATCAAAAGATAAATTATCTATCTCTTAATTTTTTCAATGCTGACGGAAAACTATCTAACGGTATAGATACAAATTCTTTTGAAATTTCTTGTTTGTCACTATCCAGAATAGTTAAGCTAAGTCCTTTTACACCACGTATATTTTCTTCTGAGTTTAAATCACTAGGAGATGTGGTAGCTCTGATATAGTACGTATCTTTATTGAAAGACCAATACGCAAATTCAGATGGAGAATCAATAGTTTGTCCTTTTATATCGAAAGGACCTTTGGCATCAGACAAATACTTTTTAATCAAATCGTCATACGTCTTAATAATCTGACTGTAATCCATACTATCATAGAAAGTATCTGATTTTCCGGTTCTTGTGTAATAGAATAATGACTCTAATACGATCGCATACATTTTCGATATATCGTATAGATATTTCATGATGGTAGCACGTAGAGACTTATCTAATGTAGCAAAGTTATTCTTCAAGAAATCATGTTCAGACAACTTAAGTTGATTCTGTTGATCTTCAGTTAAAGTAGTACTAAGTTCACTTATGTTATTCAACGATAATTCTAGTGGAAATAAATTGCCGAATTTGTATGGCAGTTTCTCTGCTCTCTTTATGAGATTGTAAATAGCTAGAGGACTTTTTGAATTAATAGCATTATTTAAGTCATGATAAAGATTAACGTAAGTGTCCATGTCATCTGGAATGGGAACTACTGAAAATTGACGATCTACATTATCTATATTGACAATAAACTTACCTTCACCCATGTCATTAACTGTATATTCTTCGAATTGATCACTCAATGGCATTTTATCTTCATTGAGGAACTCATTAAATTTCAGTAATTTCATATTAGATTTTTTCTTATATATCATTACAATGAAACATTATGCATTGAAATCTCTTCAGTATACTGCTTATAGAATTCTAGTCTTGCTTTACCATGCTTGAGTAGATAATTGTCACTCTGTTTATCAGATTTTGTTTGCCAAGATAAATCATCAACTATATCGACAATATTTACCTTTTCTTTTCCATCTAATAATCTCATTCCTCTACCGATAGACTGTTTAATGATTATTTCTGATCTGTATGATTCAATGAATACGATATTATGAATGTTCTTTATCGATATACCAGTGGAGAATGTAGTAAATGAAGCAATAAGAATTTTATTGTCTCCATTCTCCATATCTTTCTTGTAATATTCTCTGTGGTCTTTACTTACACCGCCATCTACATAATAACAAACTTTTTCAGTTTCTTCTCTTAATGCATCATAGATAGATCTGCCATAGTTATCTTTTATATTAGAGAACATGACTAACGTATTCTTAGAAGTTTTAGCTAATAAGTCTATGATAAATCTTGTACGTCCTTTATGTTGTACAACTATCTTCTTTTCTAATGCTAATAACTGACTACCGTCTAATTGAGCCTTCGATTTTCTTAACTCGTAAAGTTTTTCCCGTATTTCAGTGTTCTTATAGTTAAGTTTTATGATTTTTACTTTTACAGGAGTAGCATATCCCTCATCGAATAGGAATTTTGGTGAAATAGTATTGACCAAAGGACCTAAATATGCAGTTATCGTATAATAGTCAGCAGAATTATCTACACATAATGTACCAGTAAGACCAAATCTAACTCTGGAGTCTTTACATTTGTCCAATACATTTTTAACTGATACAGTTTTTCCTTGGTGAGCTTCATCAACACATACTACGTCAATTCCTTTGTAGTAATCGATGGTTTTTCTAGACAAAGATTGGAAGGTACCAACTATTATATCAGCGCTTGGATCATTATCTTTAGCTCCACCGTATACCATCCTAATTTGCATATCGATTTTGCCATTATTATACTCGTCAAAGTCATCATTTAATTGCATTACAAGCGTAACATTAGGTACAATAATGAGCATTTTATTTAGCTGACCGATACTTTTCAAATAACCGTAGACTAAGAAAGTGATAAGTGTCTTTCCAGATGATGTTGCAATTTCAGAAGAAGTGATTCTGTGCTTCATGATTGCAATAGCCGCATCTAATTGATAGTCTCTAGGCTGATATTTATTGCCTTCGAAATGTTTTGTTGACCAATCTTTGAAGCGTTGAGCATCAAATTCTGAATCAACTATTTTATCTAAACCGTATATTTCAACAGGATAACCAAACTGCTCACCGATAATGAATAGTTCATTCCACAACCCAATCTGAATATATCCATCCTTTATGAAAGAGATAGATCCATCCCACAACTTTTTCTTCACTAGCGGGTTATAGAAATGTCCTCTGATCTTTTTCTTTAAACTGTGATGCAATTGCTCAAGTTCTAAATCAGTAGCTTCTATTAATCTTAAAAATTTACAGTTTTCGGTTACATTAAATTTCATTCAATAAGAATCTTATTTTAATCCTGCTTTATAGTTTTCAATATCTATTCTGTGTTTAACTCCAAATATCATATTATCGATAGTCTTTATTGTCTCTCTGAAGTATTCAATATGATTGCTTACAGTATCTGTTTTATATTTCACTGCCGATATTGCATTATCTGCCATTTTCATACGTTCTTTGTCATTATAGCGTATATCTGCATTCTCTAAGTTATCGTATGCTTTTTTCCAAGCCTCTAACATAACTTTCTTAAGCTTAGTATGTATGCTCATAAGCTTGAACATATATTCTAATGCTATCTGTCGATCTGAATAAAGAATGACTTGCACTTCTGCCATATCTTCTATTTTTCTAAATCTTGCGGATGTGTCTTTTAGTTTTTCCATCCATTCTATTCTTTCATCTGCAAAGACATCAGCAAATGATTTTTCAGAAGAGCTCTGATTTTGATTTTCTTGAGGTAAGTTCGACATGTTGTATTATTGGTTCAGATTTAACTTTTAATTTAGGCTCAGAAAAACTCATTTCAAGTTCTGTATATTCTATTTCTAGAGAATCACAGTTAAATGCTACAACTGTAGCTATTTTATCTTCCATAATCATGTCAATATGATCAGGTTTATAGTCTTCCGTTATTCCTAAAATGTACTCTTTCATTATATCCAAATAATATCGTATCGTGAGCTTTCGTCATCCTTAGCATTACCACTAAAGTAATTGACTAGAGGTTTTATCTTGAGATTGTGACGTTTTATCATGATAAGTAAATCATTTAAGTCTTTTATTTTAGATGCGTATTCATAAAGTTCATTTTCTTCTATGAACTTTTTCCAGAGAAATACTGGATAGCCTTCATTCATCTTTTTCATAGCCCATTCTTTACCTGTCTTATCATTGTCGTAAAAATAACGTATTTCATCTATTTCGAATGGAAAATCGTTCTTAGCTGAACATACACCAACTGAATTTGGAAAAATGAAACTATCTAATGGACCTTCAAATACCGTGATATATCGACCTAAATCTATATTCATGATACCGAATGTGGTAGATATTGTATCTAACTTTTCGAGCAATTCTGGGTCACCATCACTTAATCCAACATATTCTCGAACTTTTGATGCTTTATAAGTTATATACGGTGCCTTCTTATTGAACGTCTTTATTTGAAATCCCAGAATTCTAGTACCGTCAGCAGTTAAGTTCATTACATAAAGTTGTCCTGTTTTAGGATCGAATGCAAATTTATGAAAATCTTTCTGCAAGCGTTGTTCTAAATATCTTTGTATTCTAGAACCTCTAATTTCTTGTAAGCGTAATGTTTTCACAAAATATTCACGAGAAACTGTCAAATTCATAGCTTCTTCTGAGAATAGATTATCTACACTTTGAAATATACGTATCTTTTTACCTGAGACTGAATTATTGCTCTCTTTATTTTTTCTTCTAAGATACATTAACTCATCAGCATTATAGTCGTTGAGTTCGCCGTAATCTTTCAGTAATTGAACTACTGATACATGTGCATCGCAACTACCGTTGAAGCAATGAAAGTTAGCAGAATCTAAGAATATATTCCCACGTTTCTTTGAAGGAGATTGTACAGAATCACCACAGTATGGACAAGCTATTGCTAGTCTGTCAGTATACATTTTTACACCGTGTTTAACGTTATCTGCAAATCGTCTATTTACTATATTGCGTAATGATTTTTCTATTTTTCGCCATAAAGATACATCATCGAAAGGTTGTTCGACATCCATAGGTGTAAAAGAAAAAACTAAATTCGTTTGCTCGATATTTTCCATAAAATAAGTGTATAGAGAAAAAAAGAGCATAAATTTCTTTATGCTCTTTTTTAGAATATTTCAGAATTAAAAATTAAAGTCCTGCGTATAAATCTTTTTCAAAATCTCCGCCTTCTTCCAATCCATCGAAGTTAATGTTATTGATATCGAAAGGTTTTTCGTCTACAGTAGAAGGAGTTAAATCGATGTCTACTGAAGGTCTTGAAGTTCTTGATGCAGAAGCAGATTCTCTAGCAATATTTTCTGATGTTCTCATTGAAGGAACAGTATTTTCAATAATGCTTTTAACTTTGCTGTGAGTGTCATCATCCCATTCTCTGTAATCGTACATTGAAAGGTCAGGTGAAGCAGTTTTTAAGTGTTCAAAGAATGCTCGCATTGATTCTTGCGTGCCTTCTATTTGTTTACTATTCATTATTGCTGGAAATGCATCACCAATGAATTTCGAAAGATCGTAGTTGTTAAACCCAGCATTCAATGTAACGTGAAGTGCCATTGGTCTACCTTTAATTAGGTCGAATGGATTGTATGGTTGGCCATACTCTGGTTGCAATTCTGATTGAATTATTGCATTTAATTTTTGACCAAATTTCAAAATCTTGATTTTACCGACCATTTCAGGACGTTGATCATCTTTTAAGATTTGAATTAATGCATAATAATTTTCTCTTCTCTTAAACTTATCTGAGAGTTTTTGTTCTGCTACAGATTGAGATTTCTTAAGCTTCCAGAAAGTATCTTGTAATACAGATTTCTGGTTGATAGTAGAAGGACAGTCGACAGAGAAACCGTCTCCAGTCAATGGATCTTCTAGCCAATAAGAGAATTTTTTGATCTTTGATTTTTTGGGGTCTTTCCAAAAAGGGATGAATCTGATTAAAGCTTTGTACGTGTTGTCTTTACCGTCTTTAGCGTTTGGTTTGTAAAGGTCAGATTCCTTTGATGTGGTTTTTTCGACGAAGTCTTGTGAGTCGAGATTGAAAATGTCTTGAAAGTTTTCCATAATGCCCATTTAATTAATTTGTTGTTTTACATTTATTCTAGAATGCCTAAAAAAATGTTCTGATTTGCTCGTTTAGTTGAAAATCATCTAACTTAATGACTTTCTTTTAGGTGAATAATTAATTGATTTGTTTATATATTAGTGTTATTTTAAAAAAAGTTCTCTATTTTATTCAAAACCCAAATTTTTTACTTAGAAGTATTCCTCTATGGTCATGTCTATCTTTAAGTGAAGTGAATACACTCCAACCATTCTTTTGCATACGTTCTATTCTTAACTTCCACGCCTTTATAATCGAGTCTAATGCATTATCTATATCGTCAGTAGTAAGTGTAGGTTTTGTTAAATCTGTGATTTTTTCGCCACAGCTAGTATATCCACCCGTTTGTATACCGTCTTTGTGGCCATTCATTATTTTACCTCTTGGTGTAAGCCATACTACCCATGGATTATTGGGTAGATTATATGGATCATATGTCCAAGGTATCTTCGAGTTTGTAGATTTAATTTCTTCACCTGTAAAAGCTATGAAATCCTGATTGATAGTAAATAAGAATGAACAATTATCTATTTGTCTTTTAGTAGACGTTAAGTTTATTCCCATATCAGTCAGAGCTTTAAACTTAGGTCTAGCTTCTATAATTGCTAGAATACTATTCTCTTTCTCAATTTCTAATTTCATGATCTAATTGTATAATTTGCATCAACGTTAAACCAAATCTTATCCCATGTAATATAGTCGTGATCGTTATCAATGAGATAAAGCGGTTCCATTTGTACCTGTTTTTTGTAATGAAAGCGTTGAATTTCTGTCTATTAGCATCCAATCGTATTCTATTAAGTCCATTTCATTTAGCCATGAAATAACAATATCTACATCATATTGTTTACATGAATATAGATCGAATTGAAATAAAGGTTCTTCAAGTTTATCCCACACATGTAGGGATGAATGTGATGTAGAAAGACAAACTATACCCGTTATGCCCTCATTTCCCAAATCGTTTACGTAGATAGACCACGGAGCCATTAAGATTTCCATGTCTACTAGTTCAACTAAAGATTTAAACCAGAGGTTTAACTTTAATGGATCGATAATTGGGTTTCTCATAGTTCCACGTACTAAAAGATGTTGATGAAATGGGACAAAAGCTTTCATTTAAATGCTAGTAAATTTTTCGTATGTACATTTCTGTATATAATATGAGTCGACAATGTCATCGACAGGTTTTTTAGTTCTATCAATCTCTCCTGAATGTAATCCTTTCCAAAAGAAAGTATGCGTAACATTATTATCTTCCGTTAAATTCATGAAAAATTCCATGATAAGCTCTTTATTCGCATTTCCTTTACCTGCCATTTTCTTTACATTTCCTGGCGAAAATACACAAAATTTATCTTTACCGTACTTTTTTACTATTGCGGTACGTACTGCATATCCGTATCCTACAATGTCTATGAATGAGTTTCCACTTGAACCGTATGAGAATCCTTCTATTCCTACTCCATCAGCTTCATCTGGTAAATGAGAAATTATCCATTCTGCATATTCCATAGCATCATTAGCTTTCCAAACTTCAGATTCTGAATATTCCATTTTAGCTGGTTGTACACTAGGGTAAAAATAAATTTCTACCCCTCTATCTTTCATAGTTGTATAGTGAGTAGCTATTTTCCCTTTGTCTTGACCACGTATAAAAGAGAGAAATCTGTATCCATCAGAAGTCTGTATACAAACACCAGGTGAATTTTTTGACATATCTATTCCGATGTATGTCATTTAGAGCCAATATGTTTTGCTATAGCTGATCCTAGTGCTGTACTCACAAGTCTAGATGTAAGCATATCGTATATGATACCTTTATCTACTCCTAGAGCTGAAGCTATAACTTTACCTATAGCTGGTCCTACTATAAATCCTGTTACTCCACCAAAGATTCTGCCTAATATTCCTTCATCCAATTCAGATATTTTCTTATCTCCAAACTCTTTTAGAACTTCTGACAGTTCTTGTTTTTCAGATTCGTTAAGAAATTGAAATTCATCTTCGTTGATAACGATATATTCATTGAGAGTTTTTTCTTCTCTCATTTCATTAAACGTTTTCATTTGCATTATATTTAATTTTTAGTATATATCTATAATGTCAAAACCCATATTTCTTGCTTAATGCAGCTCCTCTATATTCATGCATAGCCCATGATTTTCCTTTTTCTGTCCAATCATTTAACGTACATCTATTTGCTACTCCAGACAGATACCATTGAATCTCATCGGAATTTCTGATATAGTTAATCAGTGGTCTAAGTTTTTCTGTCATAAGATTTGTTTTATGCCCCATATTGACTGCGACAGTAATCAATTTATCATTCTTTATATCTATACGATATTGTCGAGTTATTAATTCATTTTCCATAACTTGTATCACAAGTGTAGAATGTACACCTTGCTGATCAGTTTCATACTGTATATTATACAAAGCACCGCCGCCCTCTTTGACATATCTATTAATTTCTTCATAATATTTACTCCCATACTCTTCGAAAGTTATCAAATAGAAATCATGTTCATAAATATCTTTCTGTACTTTATCTTTCCAATTTTCACTCATCAGTCTAAATCTACATTTATTTTAAATTGATTATACTTGAATGTCATTCCAAAGGTTTTAAATTCATATCCTACTGATGCATATGACATGTCTATTGAATCTATGTTAAGAATGAACGGTTGAACAAAATTGACACTTACTAATTGATATCCATCCCTGTCTAGAAAACGAAGATTCATATCGGGTGAATATTCAGGTGTCTTCTTTGTCATCTGCATATTCTCCATGAATTGTTCAAAAAGAATCCAGTAGTTTAAGTATCCGTCAGCTAATTTAAAGTTTACAGTAAATTCTTTCGATATTAATCGTTCAATATCGAAAGATTGTCTGTAATACTGTGGTACTTTATCCAATGTTTGTTCTACTGGTGTAGCACTAACTTGAGGAAAAGTTACAGATTGTATTGTATGACTTAAATATGTAGATATAGTATCGAAAGGTGTTGGCAATCTCTTTAGATAAAAGCTATATTTGTCTTCAAGCTTATCACTTATAAATCCTTTCGGTAAAGTAAATACGAATGCATTATTTTTTGCGTTAAGTATCATATTAAGTAGTTGTTATTGGTGATATAGCCATCATGCTTTGTGCGTTATCATCTGTCGTGAAACCTGGTATCACTGGATTTATGACTTGTGTATTAGAACTAGTTTGTACTGTAGCAACATTCATTTGATTTATCTGAGAAAGTATAGAATTGCTTGAAGTAGCTATATTTAGGTTTGTATCAATTGTCTGGGTTGTAGCAGTACTATTTATAGTAGCTAAATCTTTTAGAGTTATAGCTTGTGATCCAATAGATGTGATTCTACTTGCTTCATTAGTCATATTATCGTCAGTTTGTACAGTGCCAGAATAAAGCTTTATATTTTCTGATGTATTAGTAGTACTAAGAATATAGAATGATTTTGTAGAACCAGTTGTTAGACCAATTCTTGTTTTCACATTTGCATCTATTTTAAATACGACTTCTCCATGATATTTATCGTTTTCTGTAGTACTTGGCAATGCAGGAATTGTAAATAGCTTGCCGTATATATCTTCAAATGCTATACTTACGTCCAATTTAGAAAGATCGACATCATCTAATGAATTTGTTTTTGATACTAATTGGTGAATTGAAAATTTAAAGTATTGATCAAAGTTACCCAAATAGATTCTAGCATATCCTTGACCGAAGAATACATCATTCGCATTAAAGTTTGGACTAAGAGGATTTGCTCCTTCAGCTAACACATTCTTTGATCCAACAAATAGATTTTTACTGTCATAATATACAGGTACATAGATCGTATTAAATTGAGTGGTGCTAGAAGCAGCATATTCAATTTTTTGTCCGCTATACACTTTGTTATAGACTTTTAATGGAGATGTAACATTACTTAATGCAATTCTTTCCATATTCTTTCCATACTTCTTTGGATTATACGATGTAGTTGCAGCCTTTTTTATTATCTGGAATGCATTTTCAGTATTGTAAATACGTGCAGTATACTCAATAGAAAAAGAAGGTGATACATCGGCATATTTCAAAATTGGTCTGAATGTGTAAGGTGCATCAAAACCTGTACTTTGCATATTAGTAAATGAGAATGTATTAACAAATTCAAATCCTACTTGCTCTATAATGTCTATCTGATTTATGACTACATAATTTCCTCCTTGTGAATTTAAGTCAAAAATAAGTTCTTCTATGAATGATCCATTATTAGTCGGATAAAACTCAAAGTAATCACCGTCTGCAGCTTCTTTTACTATAGCAGATACTGAATTATAGATGTCATCCTGTCTAATTGTTACAGTATAAGCAGCATTAGTCTTAAAATATGTTATGCCATTTTTCTTACTAATAGAATCAATTTCTGTAGCTTTTACATAAATGTTACTGTTTATCAAGAATCCATTTCCATCTGATGAATATTGTCCTCCGATTGAATTTTTATTCGCAGGATTAGCATAATAGTCATCATTTGCTACTTTAACTGAGGGTATAAGAATATCGATGTAACGATCATATACACGATCAGTCATATAGAATGGTGTTGCATTAAACAGGATACGATCTGTACTTTTCAAAACAAAACTGCTAGTCAGATTAGCCATCTTACTAGTTTTAGCTTCTCTTACATATGATTGAAGTAGTAATCCTTCTACATTATCAAAATTATATCCGCTCTGTATATGGAATCTTACAGTATCATATACAACATTTAAAGATGATAGAATTGGTGTAAGATCAGTGAATGTCATTTTAGCATCCTGAGAAATATAGGGAACTGGAACATCTCTATCTAGAGACACCCAGTTTGCACCACTAAGATTTGTACCAGTGTTATCTAGTACATTTCCAGTGACGTTTTTAGATGCATGTCCATTTAGGAATGTTCGTTCTCCTGTATACTCATTAGTCAATCTTGACAATTTTACAGATGATGCTGCGTAAGTGCTTGTTGCATCACCGTAAATATATTCAAGAAGAATATATGGTGAAAGTTGTAAGAGCGTTGATGATCTCATTAAAACTGTATCTTTTTTGGTGTATAATTTATACCTATGCCGACATATATAACTGGCATCATTCTTGTTGAAAATGGATCATATCCTAAGCCTGCGCCGACTGAATAACCGAATCCCCAGTTTTTTCTTGCTTCCATTCTCATAGATGATGGCAAATCTTCTCCTCTAATTACTCCTCCTTTTATGTCAGTTATTATGATGCTTTTATTTGGAGATTCTACGATTAATTTCATAGCTCCTTTTTCTTCTTGAAATCTTGCAAATAATTCCATAGCAGATTCTCTTCTATATGTAACATCACCTGTTGTCAAAATTGGATGTATATCAGATTTGTTAGGAGAATCAATCTTCTTATTTATGATACTGTATGGTACGCTTGCATAAAACTTAACGTAATTATTCTTATTGTATACAGTAGAATCAGCCATTAAAATATTCCCGGTTGAATCAGACGTAGAAACGACTGTACTAGGTATCTTTTTATTTGTAAGTTCAACTATCTTAGCATCTAATACTGCTACAGTGCCTTTTAGCTTATAGTTTTCACCAGCAAGTTCTTGTATAGTGGCTTTGTCTTTTTTAATATCGAACACGTACCCATTGATCTTTGTTACTAAGTTGCCATTACTAGCAACGTATTTAGATATTGTATCATTTTGTGCCGTGAGATTTTGATTAAGACGTGTAATTTCTCGATCTTTATCTTTATTAGTCTGACATTGTCTAAGAAATAATAATGACATTATTACTGCGAATATTAAAAAATAAGTTTTCATAATTTATTTAATTTTTATAAGATTATGTAATTGTACATGCTATCTGATGTTATATTCAAAGAATTTATATATACTGCTACTATATTAGATCCTGATCCTAGGCCATATGCATTAGCTGATGTATCGCCATAGTTAATTGTGATAAATTCAGTAGATGTTGAAGAATCATCATATGTCACATTTACATGTGCTTCGATATTACTGTTAACGAAGAATGTACTATATACTTGTACACTATCTGGGCCTGTCTGGGCAACATTTATGTAGTTATCTACTATTGCGGCAGTTGTAGTAAAGGTTTGTTCTGCACCAAAGCTTGTGCCAGTTGTATTAGTAGCAAATGCTTTAATATAGTATGTAGTTTCTACTGTCAATCCTGATAACGTTACGAAGAATGATCCTAATCCTGAACCTCCGGGTACTACAGTATCTGACATAGTAGGATTACCAGTAGTATTAACTACGAATCCTTTAGCTGATACAGTAGAACCACCATCATCTGATACGTTACCATTTGCTATTGCGCTTTCTGCTAATACAGTCGTAGCAGCATAAGTAAATACAGTAGGAGGAGTATATGTAGGAGTAGCTAAAGTTAGAGTTCCTGTTTTTATGATCCATTTCATAGATGCAAATGGGCTCAAGTTATTGTGTGTCATGTCATTACCTACTGAAGTTGTAGTAATTGCACTACCTCCAGATATACCACCTTCTGGTCCAGATTGACTACCTGTACCATCTATCGTTTCCAATCTTATGCCATTTACTGTGTGTATATGAGCTGGTGTTTGTTCAATACGTAATCCTTGATTTATTACACCTCCTACATATCCAATCTTAGCTGTATGCATTATACATGTAGCATTATTAGCCGAACCCTGTATAATAGTACCAACTATACCATCTGCAAAACCTGCTTGTGAATCTAAAAGTTCTATAGCAGTAATAATACCTCCACTAACTGTAAGATGCGCCTTTGGATACGTTCCACCATATGATATGTTACCTACCGTGGCTGAACCTGTTGCATATCCTGTTCCTCCATTTACTAAAGTTAAACTTACAACTCTGGTTGGGTCTGCTACAGTAGGAGCTCCCATTGGTGGAATATATGGCAGTCTAAATGCATGTGAATAAAGTCCTGCTCCGAATCCATAAGGTGAGCTATCACCTCCTATTGCGTCAAATAAAGCCTGATTACCCGGTGCTCCATAACTTGGATGCTGGAAGAGTGTTGTGTTTTCACATTCATGCCATCCAGTAGGTATTACAGGACCAGGCCATGCAACTATTACACCAACCGGTGTTTTATCTGTTCCGGCTGCTAGTTCTGCATCGACTTCATCTTTAGTATAAGTTTCGGTCTTAGCATAAGTTTCGGTCTTAGCATACGTGTCTTTGAATCTAAGTTTTACTGCATTAGCAAAGTCAATGAGCCATTTTAATGATTCATTAGTTGCTATATTATGTTCATCTATTAGTGGCGCCAATAAAGTTGGATCAGTTACTAAGTCATCTAGAGATGCAATAAGATTTGCAGCATCTGTTGTAGTATCTGGAACTGTAGCTTTTGACACATCTACTTTATTGGGAGTATCGGGTAATGAATAAGTATTCAATAAATCTCCTCCGGATGTTACTAATACATTATTCTGATATTCTGTAAGATACACTAATTTATTAAGTTGGAAATCACCGTTAGATAGTACAGTTAATGCTGTATCAAACGTATTAGTTACTATACTTAATAAGTCTTTACCTCCTGTTAGTGCATAATTACCAACAATATTTAGCATAGCATCTGTAAAAGTATCTGTTGGTGTAGATGTATTAGTAATACCTCCTATTACAACAGAGCCTTGATACGTTTTAGCTTTTGTGTTATTTCCGCCGTAGAATCTTATGATATCGTTCCACCAAGTGTCTTCTTTAGTTCTATTTTGTATGCTAAATATAGAGCTTGTGTCATTTACTTCGGTATTCACTAATCTGAAACCAGATGCTTGAATAGGATTACCTCCATGCGAACCAAGCCATTCTATTGGTACACCATTTCCTAAACCGATACCTGATGTCTTATCGTTAAAGTTAAATGTATAATCTGCACCGATAACTAAATCCGGTAATTTATTTGCATTACTTTCTATAAGATTGGCAGAATTTAAAAGAATTTTCACAGAATCATTAGATACTGTGCCTTTTTTGAATAAAACACTGCCGTCTAATAACCAAGTATCACTTTTTGTAGATTGTGTGTTACCAGTTGTAGAATTTATATTGAGTCCGGTAACAGAATCTTTTACTGAATTCCAAAGTACAGAACCTGCATTGTTTGTTCCATCTGTGTCAAAATACCATGTTCCGTTAGCTGCTACATTTCTTCTTGCATTGAATCCAATATATGAATCAGCCCAACCATCTGTTAGAGAAGCTGGTATTTGTCCCATACTTACTCTACCATGTGTGATTGTACCTACTTCTAAACTTGCTACACCATCTTCGTTACCTACACTTAATCTACCTGTAGGTGCACTATCGATACCTGGAAGTACGTTCATATGTAAAACAGCATGATCAATTGAATTTTCTAATCCGAATATTTTTACACCTTCATAATTAGGAGATATGTCGAAATTCCAAATTTTATTAATAGCATTCTGATGTCTACCTAAAGATAGTGATAGTCTAGCAGCTGAACCAGCTGTTTTTCCATCAATGTTTAAAATTGTAGTAGCATCATAAGGGTTAAATACAGACTGATTACCGAATACGTTCAATCTATCTAATAGAGTTTCACCTAAAACTGCTCCTATACCTGTATTGTTATGAGTATCAGAATATAAAGATGTAGTATCATGAGCATCTGTGTTCAACTTTACTGCAAAATACTTATTTGGGGTATATCCAAGAGGAAGACCCGCATCTTTAATATTGAATAATAAGCTTGATGCATCAAATACTGATTCTAGAGAAATATATGCTCCAGCATATTTACCTTGTTTTTCTACATTATTATCTGCGGTAATCTGTGATGGTACACCTCCTACTGTATGCGTATTAATAAGTCTTATTTGCTGTCCAGGGTTGGCAAAAGCTGCTAACCAATCACTTGCTGGAGAAGGTTTTAAGAAATTAGCTAAATCTAATGTGTCTAAAGTAGAATAGATTGTACCTTCTATACTCGAGGTTGCAATATCTGCAAATAAGATTCTCTGTGCTCTACTTATAGAAGGAGTTAATGCTTTCTCAGATTGTGATCCCGATCCTGCAGCATACGTTATATTGAAAAAACTATTTGATGTATCGATACTAGATTCTTGAACCCAGCCATCTTGTGCATCAGTAGTTTTAACCCATGTTATGATCTCACCGTTGAATGTATTAGTCTGTATATAGATGTCGTTTATTCTAGGTGGTGGAACTAAATCCAATCTATCGTTTGGTGCTGTTATACCTGTGTAAGTATGTGTACCATTAGGGCCGGTTGGACCGATAGGACCTGTTGGACCAACTGGACCAGGATATCCCGGAGCTCCCAATAGACCTTTCTCACCGTCTGGGCCACCGCCATTTAACGCTATTTGTTGAAAGTTATAGTTTACTTTATTTATTAGTGACGAATTATCATCACCAGATAATAATGGACGCAAATTTAATTGTGACATTTGACGTGTTTTTTTCTTTTTTTATATATCGTTTCGTGCAATGGGTTGACATACTATATACGCTTAACGTTTATACCAAACCCTACTGATGTATAAAATCTTGTGTCAGGTGTAAATTCTAAAGTTATATTCATATCGTTACTGATACTAACTTTTAGATCTTTTTTCACTTGATATTTTTTCAAAAGCTCTATTTTAGATAAAGTCTTATCGTTCATACTTTCTATAACAGGTCTTTCATTTTCACTAGGTATAGTACCCTTGTTACCTGTTTCTAATAGATAGAAGTTTACATTACTTATATCGTATACTGGCAGAATATTCTTCTGTAAATAATCTATACATTTGCTTTCTACTTCATCTGGACTTATAATGTTTGCATTTTTCTGTGCAATGT